CTAACTCATTGAAAAGCTTTCTCCACAACCACAAGTATTTGTAGCATTAGGATTAATAAAAATAAAACCTTTGCCCTGTAAGCTATCATCAAAATCTACTGCCATGCCTTTTAAATATATCATACTCTTTGCATCCATATATATTTTAAAACCATCATGTTCAAAAACAGTATCTTTAGCTTCTTCGGATGTAAACTGTAAATCATAAGAAAGTCCAGAACATCCACCACCTTTTACTGCTAAGCGTAAACCAACATCACTAGGCAACTCGCTAATTAAATGCTTCACTTGTTGACTTGCTTTAGGTGTAATGGTTATAAAGTCCATACTAACTCCGTGTTATTGCTACTATCTTTTTTATTTGTTTTTCTATTACTTCTTTTCTATTAGGCCATTTGATATAAACATCATCTGGATTCTTTTGTAAATTCTTAAGCAATGGCATAATAATCTTTTCAAGTTTTAGTAAATCTTCTTTTCTCTTTTTCTCTAGTTCTTCAACTCTTGAAGTATCACCTTCTCGAGCCTTTAATAATTGATTGATTTTATTTTCAAGATCATTTGAAACTTTACCAGTTGTCTCAGCTACTTTCTCTTGTACTTTTGTTTCAAACTCTTTGACTTCATCTTCATCAACTGTACTGAAACCAAAATCAAATTCGTCATATTCTTCTAAATCTATATCTTCACTCATATTATTTCTCCCGTATATATTGTTGCAATACTGATGGATATTGTTTCATAATCTTTAATAGTTTATCAATATACTTATCCATTTCTTTCAATGGTTTCTTAAATACTTGAATATCAAATTCATTTCTAATTGCAACCAGTATCACAATTTGTTCTGGTATTGCACCTGTCATTTCAAAAAATGCCGCAGAATAAAAAAATGCTTGAATGAAATAATCTTCAATCCATTCCTCTTTTTTAGGCTTTCTTGATGTTTTGAAATCAATAACAGATAACACACCATTATATTCGGCAATACAATCTACCGTTCCGGCCACTCTTAATATATCACTATGCAACGGTGCTTCCAAACAATATATGTTATTGATGTTGCCAAGTACAAATCTCAAACGATTGAAAACATCAATAGCTTCCATATCATCACACTTCAATTTTTCATTATACAAATAACTTTCACAAAGACTATGAACTTTTGTTCCAAGTTCAGATGATTCTTTCATAATCTTAGCTGATTCAGCATGACCAACTTTTTCTTTCCACTTATCCAGACCTGGCTTTGGTTGTAAAGCTAAGATTGATGTAATGGAAGGATATACATTTCCTCTTGGAGTTACATACACTCGCTTGCCATCAATCACTTCACGGGTTCCCATTTCAACATCATCACAATCTGTCAAGTGTATGAATCTCTGTTTCTTCATTTTTTTCCTAAAGTTATTTCAATCGGGATTTTCATTCCATCCCTTAGTATTTCTAATTTCACAACATCACCAACTTTTTTCATTTTGACAACTGTTGCAATCAATCTCCACTTAACCCATTCACCATCTACTGTCAAGATAATATCATCCTTTTTTAAGATACCGAATGCTGGACTATTTTTTACTACATCTTTTATATATGCACCATAACCATACTTAAAATCTTCCATATCTTCTTTTTTTGTTGGGCGATACATAATACCCAAGTATGGTCTTTGTATTTTAGAACCTCTTGGAAGTTCTGCAAGTTGTTCAACTGTCTTTTGAACATACCTACCATCAATAGCAAATCCAATTCCTACACTACCACTACCTCTTTGTCGTGAGCCTGTAATCATTAATGTATTCATCCCAATTATATCACCATGAGAATTTAATAATGGCCCACCAGAGTTGCCGGGATTTATACTAGCATCCGTTTGAATGAATGGAACATACGGTAAAGTAGTTGGAATAAATCTGTTTAATGAAGATACATTTCCAAACGTAACCGTAAATGATTGCCCCATTGGTGAACCAATAGCTATTACTTCTTCACCCAATTCTGGTTTATTACCCCATTTCAGATATGGAAACTTTTTATTAGATAATATCTGCAATAAAGCTATATCTGAATCTTCATCATAGTTAATTAAAGTTGCTTCTTCAGATACGTCATTATAAAACACAACTGTTATTCTTTTACAATCTTTGAAACAATTACTAACTACATGCGCATTAGTTATAACCAAACCATCTTCACTAATAACAAAACCAGAACCAAGATGATCTGGTGCATTGTTTCGATCGCCTCTATCACCATTTGGTTTTTGTCTAAATTTAAATCCGCCCCTTCTTTTTTGATCTGGTTGATTGAATTGGTTGCTGTTCATATCTTTTTCAGCATGTACTTCAACAACGCTTGGCATGATCTTTTCTACAATACTTGTTTTGTAAGTATGACTTGCAAATGCGTTTGGTACTGCTAAAAACAAAGTTAATATAATATAACATATTATATTCTTCTTAAACGTAAACATCTGTCTCCCCCTATTTATTCCAATGTTTTACCAGTTATTAAGTTTTCGGGCTGAATAATCGTATATGATTTCCTCCAATTATGCAAGAAAGATTACCTTTCTTGTAGTTAAAAATTACAGCCCATTGTTTATTATGTCTATTCATCAGTAATTCCATAGATAATAACATTCTATGTTTATCGTCATTGACGATACCACTTGCAGCTAACCCCAACATATAGTCATTCTTTGCCATATTTCTGATAAAGTCTAGTGTGTTACAATATAACATAATATCAGACAATGGCTTTGTTGCCTCATGTTGTATGGCTGTAGTTGATTTATTACCTAGAAGAAATAATAAACACAAGCCTATTAATATTATTTTTTTCATCTTTACCTTACCTCAAAGTTAGATGCTGGATGATTCTTCTTTATCCTTGTCATAACCTCTGTAAATTCTCGGGGTGGTTTTAGTCTGCCATTTGTTGACTCTAAAGCAAGTGAATCAACGGATATAGGCGAACCAACTAAACGTATGATTTTACCTTTCTCCTTACAATTAGGACAAGGCTCCTTTAATGGAATATCCATTTCCGCTATTGTTCTAAATTCTTCGTAATAGTGTGAACAAGCTTCACACTCAAAATTATATAACGGCATTATACTTCAACTCCTAAAGGAATATCAAACTTTCTTAATTTATCTTTCCACTTCATAAATGTTCTACCATGATTTGTTTTATGAAAATTCATCCATTGCCATTGGTGTATCATTTCATGTGCAATAGTATATATAAATTCTGATTTATTCCAGAACCAGTTGTTCATTGATAGTTCACCATATACAAAAGGGCCGGACTCCCAACCAATATGTTCTGCATGACAACCATGCCTCCTTCGTATTTCTATATCTTTAAAAGGATGTATTTTATTATTAAAAATTTCTTCATTCAAAATATTAGTCCATCTTGTTACAGCATGTTTAGACGGAATATATATTTTTTTATGTTTTTTGTTCTCTCTAATTGTTTTAAGAATAATATTATCTTTTCTGATATACATGGCTTACCTTTCTAAGTCATGCTTGCAGGCCTTCCACTTCTACTACGTCTTACGACTGTTGGCTTTAGACCTGAACCACGAGCTGTTTTAGTTGCTGAAAAGTCTTTCTCAACTTTATATTGACAAGTCATAGGCATATCTAAAAATTTACCCTCATACATAAAACCATTCCATTTTAATTCAAATACATGATCGTCCTCATCTACTAGATTAACTCTAATATATCTTTGTTTAAAGGCTTCCACTACTAAAGCCTTTCTAGCCATCTTCTTTCTTTTATTAACTTGAACAACTACTTCGGTGTCCATATTAACTAAACTCATTTTTCTACCTTTCTATAAAGATCAGGGAAAACTTCCAATACTAATTTTTCAGTTAGCCCTTTACATTTGAGTTTCTTCTTTAGCATTTGTGTAAAAACTAAGGATTCGTCAGGATGCATAGATTCTAAAATTTGAATCAATAGTTCTTTAATTCGTTTCTCTTTTAAACCATTAGACTTTGGGTGATCTTTTACAAATATTGAACACTTTGGCATAACGGTAAACAATGATGTTTCACTCAAACCGATTGGAGCATCATCTTTTTTATAAGTAGGCATCTTTTTTGGAATATTCCATTCGATAGATGGATCAAATGTTCCTTGTAATACAAAACGTAAAATATTATTTGTTTTATATTTTTCTAAAAGAGCCTTCTTTTCTTTTCGTGTTCGAGCTTTTGCAATCCCTTTCAATAGCTCAGAAATATAAACTGTCATATTGTAAAATCTCCTATATGTTCCATTAAATACTTCAATCTTTTACTAATAAAATAATTCAATAACTGATCTTGTTTCGGAGCTTTTTCTTTATCAAATTCATTCACAATAGCTTTGACTAACTCACTTGGAATACAATCAAAATCAATCAATTTTCGATTTCGTTCCCACTTTTCTGCCATGCCATTTTTACAGAAATCTTCGGGCTTTGCCTTCATCCATACTTCAAGTTTTTTCTTGGATATAGGCTTTTGCCTCACTCCTTCGACAATACAATCATCAGCTGATAATATATTGGGTATTCCATCACCCTTATCACCACGAATTATATGTTCTTTTAAGTATTTATAAGGGTCAGAAACACTCAACATCTTTTTTTGGATAGGGGAGTATTGCTTAATACTCTTATATTTCTGTAGCTGAGTAAAGTCTTTATCGCTAGAAATAATGATACTTTTTTCTCTCTCAAGTGCAGCCAAAACAGCAATAATATCATCACCCTCAGCGTGTGGAACCGAGACAACTTTATACGGGAAAAATTCGTCAATTTCCAATATAATTTTGTTTATGGTCTGGAATAATGCGCTCCAGTCCATGCCTTCTTTGTCTTGCTTTTCTCTCTTGATTTTTCTATGTGCCTTGTAATACTTATATTCGTCTTTTCTCCAACTTGACATATTATCAGTACAAACAACAATTTCACCAAACTTGGCTTTATACTTTGTTCTATAATTCCGAACACTATTTAAAACCAAATGCCTGATGAAATCTTCTGACGTTCTTTCTTCGTTTGGTATCTTATGAGCTACCATAATACTACCAACTATTATATTTGAGAAATCTAATAATATCATATCAGCTCCTCGACACCCTCAACAACTTGATAGTCTTTAATAGAGTCTAAACGAAATGACCTCCAACCATTGTTATCCAAATCCCAAACAGATAGAACATCAAGATTTTCTTTTTTCTTGATGCCACTAATAGTTTGCTCTGGTAAAATAGAATCATGTAAAGTACAACGCATGACTCTTTCATCACCATTTACTTTTGTGAATATAACTTTGATTACATTCTTTTTCAACCCTTCAACCAAGATAGCCCGCTTCTTCGTCATAATCTTCTCCTTCAATATATTGTAAAAAACTCACTTCACGTTCATGCTTAAAAATATCCACATTAGAATATTTTTTTAACACTTCAATACCATTTTCATTTTTATAACTTTCTTCATAATGAAATTCTTTAATGCCAGATTGCAATATTAATTTTGCACAATCAATACAAGGAGCATAAGTACAAAACATATATGAATCCTGACCAGACTCCGTAGATTTTGCTAATTTAGTTATTGCGTTAGCTTCTGCATGAAGAACCTCTGGTTTTGATTTTCCATCTTCTTCACAAACATTAGAACCACCAGAAGGCATACCATTGTAACCGATAGATATTATTCTATCATCTTTCACAATAATACATCCGACTTGTAACCTCGTTGCTGTTGAAAGTTTACCATATTCTCTAGCAACTTTTAGATGTGCTTCTATGAATTTCTCTTTCATTTATCCAAGTAGTTTTAAAGGATCATAAGCTTTATTACCTTTATGTACTTCAAAATGTAAATGAGGGCCAGTAGAATGACCTGTACTTCCAACACGACCGATTGATTGACCACGTTTGATTTTATCACCTGGCTGAACAAATACTTTTGAAGCATGACAATAATACGTTTTAAACTCTCCATGATCTATCGTAACTCCAATGCCACAACCGTTACGATACCATCCACTTTTAATAACTACACCAGATGCAGCTGCTCTAATTCGTGTGCCTTTTGGTGCAGCTAAATCCAAACCGTTATGATGTTTTCTATGACCACTAAACGGATCTTTTCTATATCCAAACTTAGAAGAAATCTTACCACGTTTCAAAGGCCAAAGTAAAATAGCTTTTCGTTTTGGTGTTCTTTTCTTAAATGGTTTTGATCTTATAAATGATGCCTTTCTGATTTTATATTTAAACATATCCATTTCAAGGAACATCGCTGATTGGCGTTGTTTAAATTTCAAACAAAGAGGCAAAGAACACTCAATCGCAAAAGCATTAGAGCTCAGGAAAAGCGATATAGTAGCGGCTAACATAACAAATAAAATTCTCATCTTTTTTCTCCATGTTCTTCTTCATATTCTTCATCACTATGAACAGAAAATTCTTTATCAAAAGTCTTATGAACATAATCGACACCTTCAACTACCATTTCTTTTGCGGTAGCTGCATCTTTAATCACAAGATCAACATTTTCTGGTTTATGTATCATCAACGAAGCTATGAGATAAACCAGAAATATAATAAAAAGATTCTTAATCATTAGAACGCTCCTAATAAGATAGTTTGTGAATTAATCCGACCCGTACAACTTTGTTCTTTGGTTTTCATTTCTTTCATTTGCTTTTTCAAAGAACGCTTAGTCAAATTATTTAACACATCTTTTGGTTTTCGAGCTGTCTTTTGAGCAGATGTTTCATTGTCAAAATGTTGAATAGTGCAACCTTTTACACTAAGACCTCTAACACTATTTTCAGCATAATAAACACCAAGAGTTTTATACTTTGTATTATAGACCCATAACTCACTTGCACCAATTATCTTTTCTGGATTGATACTAACAAGTCTTAGGTCTGGAAACTCTTGCTGGTACTTCAAGTTTTTAATTTGTTTACTTGCAGCGACTGGTTTTTTCTTTCTTGGTTTTCGTTGAGCTGTTGCGTTCTTAATAATACGCTCTAAATCGTCAACAATAACACCATAGAAATCTGTCATTTTACCAATTTGTGTTGGTTTCAAATGACCCCATGCTTCATTGAGATATTCATCCTCACCATTATATAATGCAACCATCGCATTATAATCATCTAAGTAATGATCCCTTAGTTTACGGGCATGGACACTCTTACAACCCTTATTCAAGAGCTGAGAATAAAAATCATAGTTAAGTTTGTATCCGTTTATAATAAAATCATCCACAAGGCCTTCTATATGAGCGACAAAATCATACACTTGCTCTTGGATGCGTTCTTGAATAGATACAACTTTTTTATCTTTTTTCTTTTCTTCTTTTTCTACTTTCTTTTTATCGTTGATTGAAACATAAGATGGGTCTTGAGGCATTCCATTGACAACTGGAACTGCTCGTGTAACACCATCATCACACTTCATAATATCATACAATACTTTTTCCATAATATAGTCCTTTCTTACATTAAGTGTATTTTGGCCAAACCAAACAATGCAATCACAATAACAATACTATTCAACAAAATCAAATTAACACTATCTCTCAAATACGCATTAATAATATGTAATGTTGAACCAACTAACTGAATTAAAAATATAGTAGTAATACAAACATCATCACCATACCAAGCCATTAACAGGTAAATCGAAATAAATGCTAATGAACCTAGTGTTTCACATATTAATCGGAAACGGTTATATTTCCAATCTATCTTAATCCATTTTTTTGATACTGCCCACATATTCATACTTTCACCTCAACTTGCAGCTTTAATAATATTAGTTATGTTTTTCCAATATACTTCATGGCACGAATCACACCAAAAATTTGTTTTTGGAATCATTATGTTTGAAGTATCAAAATCTTTATAGCATTTTTTACATTTAGATATTCTTTTTTTATTTTTCCAAGTGTTTTTATAATACATATCAACCTCAATTATTAGAAACAGTCATTATGTAATTCTTACCTTTCACCATCCACTCTGGATATTCGGTCTGATTCATAATTTCGTTTTCGTAAACACGATCATAATATTCATCTTCGGTTTCAAATTTTCTTGCTTGTTCTTTCTGATAACGATTATATTTTTCTTCTGGTGTTCCTTCACCTTCTAAAGAATCCAACCAACATTCAAAATCAGCTTTATCCATTTCATAATCTTCCCATTCATCTTCCCAAATACTCATTTGACTAGCTCCTTTTTAGTGGTTTCTTTTAGCATTCTCATTAATTCAATATCAGCACAAGTAACTTTTCTTGAATTGTCAAAATAATAAGTTTTTATTTCAGAAATATTTTTAACTTCATTCCATCTAAATACTTTAACTTTTGTTTTCATAATATATGCTCCAATTCACATTAGTACATATATTTTACCAATATTTAGATAATAACACAAGGAAAAAATAAAAAAAAGTGCATCTGTAAGTCCTTATTTTACAAGGACTTACAAACTTTTTTTCTAAATCTAATAAATCCCTTAAAATCAATGACTTACAAGTGTTTATTTTATGAGGATTTAGAGGGAGTTTTCTTTTTGGTCAAATAATCGAGCAAATCCAGTACCCGACAACAATAACCATGCTCGTTATCATACCAAGCTAGTATCTTAACAAATCGTTTATTCAATACATTGGTTGAAAGACAATCTATTACTGCTGAATGCTCATTACCAATATAATCTACCGAAACCAATGGTTCACAAGATACATCAACAATACCCTTCATTTTGCCTTTGCCTTCTTTAACAAATACTTCATGCAATTCTTCAACATCTGTATCTTCTTGAAGCTCTATTGACATATCTAATAATGAAACATCTGGAACTGGAACTCTTATTGCTTGTCCATCCAGCTTTCCTTCCAATTCTGGTAATACAACACCAACATTTTTAGCTGCTCCTGTTGTGGTAGGAATCATAGAAAGAGTTGCAGCTCTGGCTCTTCTTAAATCAGGATGGGATGAATCTAATAATGTTTGCCCCATTGTAAAAGAATGAGTAGTTGTAATATAACCTTGTTTTATACCATAATGTTTTTGTAATACTTTTAATACGGGTGTTAAACAAGTAGTAGTACAAGATGAAGCTGAAATAATATTATTTTCTTTGAGTTTGTAATCTGTTTCATTTACACCATAGACTAATGTTGCATCTACATCTTTTGCTGGTGATGTTACGATCACATTCTTCGCACCAGCTTCAATGTGCTGATGCAAAGAATGATAATCTGTAAACTTACCAGTTGAATCAATTACATAATCAACTTCTAATTCTTCCCATGGTAATTTCTTTGGTGTACTTCTATCAAAATTTGGAATTGTTTTACCATTAATAATCAGGTTATCCAATTCAGTTTCAATAGTACCATCAAAATGACCATGAATAGAATCATACTTAAAAAGATGAGCTCTAACACTAGCAGTAGTTCTTGCATTAATAGCTACAATATTATACTTGGTATTATTAATAAGTTTGCGTATTAAATTTCTACCAATTCTACCGAAACCATTAAATGCTATGTTAATTTTCTTATCTTTTTCTACCACATTTTACTCCTTCGCTTTCGTGCAATTTCCACAAAGCCAAGGATAAGTCCAATCTGCAATCTTCTTTGAACTTTCTGGTATAAACGGACTCCATGCTTGAGCTCTAATAGGACCTGCTGTTTGCCATACAACTTCAAACTGTCCATCAGATTGAATTTCACCAATCACTACTGGTTTATGTAAGTGATGGTTTTTTGCATCCATTATAATTTGAAAACCAGAGGGTGATTTAACAGACTGACCACCAATAGCTTGTCGTACCGCATCAATGTTAGTAGTACCAGCTTGTTTTACTGCTTGTGCCCACATCTTGATTCCAATATAAGTTGCTTCCATTGGATCATTAGTAACACGTTTAGAGCCACCTGGCAAGTTATGTTTCTTAACATAAGCATTCCACTTCTTAATAAATGCTTTATTCTCAGGTGTCTTAACTGACATAAAATAATTCCATGCAGCTAAGTGGCCTACCAATGGTTTAGTGTCCATACCACGCAATTCTTCTTCACCAACTGAAAAAGCAACTACTGGAATATCCTCGGCCTTGATACCCTGATTTCCAAGCTCTTTATAGAAAGGAACATTAGAATCACCATTGATAGTAGAGATAACTGCTGTTGGTTTACCAGCTGAAAACTTTTTAATTTCTGCAACAATAGTTTGATAATCACTATGACCAAACGGTGTATATACTTCTAAAACATCTTTTGCATTAACACCCTTTGACCTTAAGAAGTAATTGAGTATTTTATTAGTGGTTCTTGGATATACATAATCTGTACCCAACAAAACAAATCGTTTTGCACCACCACCATCTTCACTCATTAAATATTCAACAGCAGGAATTGCTTGTTGATTTGGAGCTGCACCAGTATAGAATACATTGTAAGAACTTTCCTCACCTTCGTATTGTACTGGATAGAACAATAATCCATTGTGTTCTTCAAATACTGGAAGAACGGATTTTCTTGAAACAGAAGTCCAACAACCAAATGTTACTGCAACTTTATGTTTCTGGATTAACTCTCTTGCCTTCTCTGCAAACAACGGCCAATCTGAGGCAGGGTCAACTACAACTGGCTCTAATTGTTTTCCAAGTAATCCACCACTTTCATTGATTTCTTCTATTGCCATCAATGCAACATCTTTCAATGATGTTTCACTAATAGCCATTGTTCCAGATAGTGAATGTAAAACACCTATTTTGATTTTATCCTCTGCAAATACACCAGTTGGTAATATAAACATTAATAAAAATAATACAATCTTTTTCATAATACTCCTTTCATTGTTATTAATAATTAACCTTCCTTACTCCTCCATCTCATTTCAAGTTTGTCTTTGTGTAAATTGAAAAAATGGTTCATTTCAGTAAACCAATAATTTTTGTACTTCGCACCATATGGTAAATTTGCTGATATGTTGCTATGAACATATGGATCATATAAATTTCTATCAAATAAAACATATGTACCCTTTCGTGTTATCTTTATAAACAATAACCATAAATCATTATCACTTGTAACATCATGCTCGACTTGCTCTATCCAATTATCAAGTTGTGCTATTGTGGTTTTTGCTAACAATAAGTGAAATGGAAAGTCTGCATAATTCTTACACTCTGCTAAAAAGTATGGATATTTGGTAGGCGGTATTATGTCGCCTCTTGCCAGCTTGATTTGTTCTTCTGAAAGAGTATCTTTTCTATATTCATTCTTTCCACCAACATAAGCTCCACTATTAGGTACTCTTATGAATGAATCATGGTACAGCTCTGACAGAAAGTTGCAAACATCACGTTCCCAACTCTTACCCTTTGTTTTGGATTTGCTTGTCATAAATGAAAGCCTAAATCATCTTCAAGATCATATTCATCATCTTCATCAACATCCCTGTTATATACAGGGGCTGCACAAAATGGACAAAATCTTGGAATCATATCAGGTGATTCACATTCCATAGCAAACGAATGTCCACACTCAGCACATCCAAATCTTTTTACAATCTCATCTTCATATTCTTCTTCCATACTAACTCCTATTTAATATCAACAACCTCACATTTATCACCCGTACAGGCATATTCTTGTGAACCTCTTGTATTATCTTCTACCTCATACTTAGACAACTCATTCCAGTCAATATCAGTTGGCATCTTTGCTACCATAGCATTATATTCTTCTTCATCACATTCCTGATAAGGTGCTTGTTTATAAGAATGGTCTGAATAAGGTAAAAATGAAATTCCAGAAATCATATCAAAATGTTTATATACCCATGCGCCCACTTCAATCCACTCATCTTCCTTGACAGTTATTGTTACAGAGGGCTTATGTTCACACCAGCTTTCTTGATATAATTTCCAGAACTCTAATTGTTGTATAGCAGACCTGTCATTTCTACATATTGCACTATCTGCTGTTTTAATCGGAAAAGAAAATACCCATGTATGTTCTGGTTTTGTAACATCAGACTCATGGGGTATCCCTTTCTCTACTAAAAATTGACAAAGAGGGTCTTTCTTATCTCCTCTTACTGTTCTAACATAATATTTAGAATGTCTTGCATGAATACCAGAAGCTGCATCAACTAATTGTGAAACTGTACCAGATGGCTTAACACAAGTAATAGCTGCAGATGGTTTAATACCAAGTTGTTTAGCAACTTTTTTATTTGTATCAACACATATCTCTTTTAACATTGTTAGCAATGCTGGTAACTGATCTACTACTGCTTGCACTTCTTTTTTCTTATCATAAGAGCCACTAGTAAATTCATTATCCATAATACCAGTTAATGATACACCCAATAATGCTTCTTCATCACAATTTGTTTTCCACTCTTTTGACAAGTAACGAAAATTAGTTAATGTTGCTTGCCATGTTCCAAGTATAGTTGCAAGTCTTACTTTTTCTTTTAAATCTTTGGGACAATCAGATGGTCTAACTACAACCTCTGTTAAATTACAAAATTCTTTATCTCTTAATATAATTTCACTACATGGATTCGTTCCAAAGTTATGGTCTGCGTCTCTACGATCTCCGAGTTTCTCTACTTGTTTTTTTGCAGCTTGTCGATTAAAGATACCACGTTCACCAGACTTCGATTGTATAAGTGCCATCCACTCTTTTAAGAATATATTAACATCTGGTTTCTCTGTATAACAAACAGAATTATTAGACAATGCACGTTGAGTATTATCCAACCACCATTGGCCTGTCTTAGCATTTCTCATTCTTTCATCTGTAAGATTAGACAAAGAAATTAACGCTGATCTACGAACACCACCAACCACAACAATCTCTGCAATCTTACACATTATATCATGGCATTCAATAGAAGATAATTTTCTACCCTTCGCACTCTGGAAAATCTCTACTGTAAAACGAAAAAGATTATCTAATGGTTCTTGACCAGACGAACGCCCACCAAATGTTTTTAATCGTTCTCCAGCAGCTCTAACCTTTGACATATCCCATTTTGCAATCTGTCCAGCATATAACATCTGTATTAATTCTTTATAGGCCTTAGCCCAACCAATTTTTGAGTCAGCCACAACAATAGTTGTATCCGTGTCAAATAATTCATCAGGGACTTCAGGTAATTTCTCAACTTCTCTACGTTCTACTGAAAATCCAACACCAGTTCCACACATGAGAATAAATAAACATTCATCAAATGCTCTTGTTTTATTAACTGCGAGATAAGCACAATTATATCCAGCTACGTTATCTCTTTCTAATGCTTCACCAGCCGTCATTAAGGATCTCATTGACGGCATGATTTCCATATTCAATACTGCTTGTTCTAATTCTTTTCTTTGTTCTTTTATTCCTTTCTTTCCTTTTAAATGTTTTTCAAAAAAATCAAAATATCTCTTAACTGTTTCTTCCCAAGTCTCTCGTCTATTCTCTGTCTCTAACCATCGGGCGTATCTACTTTTGTGTATAAACTGCTGGTATATATCCATATTACTTGAATTTCTCCTCTAATTCTGTCCATTCACGTTTACCCATTCCAAATTCTACATCTTGAGAATTTTTTAAATTCAACAAAAATGTTTTGGCATCTGGATGGCATTTTAAAGTGTGTTGTAAAATATCTCTTTCCATTCTACTTAATGTTACACTTCCTAAACTATAATCTTCAAAAGCTTTTGTTGCAATCGGAAAATGTGGTTTTACCATTTCAAACATTGGTATCGCATAATCCTGTATTTCTTGTTGTGCATGACTATCCATTCTCAACTTACAAAAATGAAAAAAGTTATGTAAGTCAATCTTCCAGTAACACTCTGTATAATTAGATACTGGTAAAACTGTCCTCGCCAATTCTCTTGTCAAACCACCATGTTCTACTGATTCATTTGCTAATAATAATTTATAAGCAATTTCTGCTTTGACTTGGATGGCTGTAATAATATCTCTATATTTACCTTTCCATCCATCAGAAAGTATCCCATCCCTACCTTGTTTGTTTGACATAGATTGGGGCTGAATATACTCTTGTTCTGGTATATAACAATCATCTGACATAACTGAATATCTACCAGAGTATTCGTTTAATTTTGCTGTGCGGTGTCTCACTAGTTGCCTCATAACAAATATCGGAAGTTTCAAATGAAACTTTACTGAGGCCATCTCAAGTGGACTAGTATGTTTATGTCTCACCAAATAACGAATGAGATTTCTATTGTCTGACACCGCTCGGGTACCCTTCCCATAACTCACCCGAGCAGCATCAGCAATATCTCCGTCGCTACCCATAATGTCAACTAATCTAACAAAACCATGTTCATGTACTTTTCTTTCTTGTATCTCCATCATCTATATCCTCACCAAATATTGCTATCTTTATATCTTTATATGTTTTTCTTCTTTCTGCTAAAACTGGACTGCTTGTATGTTTATAATGGTCAATCATTGCTTCCAAATAACATTTTACTTCCATATAATCTTCTACGGGTGTGTTGTTTAGCATTTAAGCCTCCTAACATTTTCTCCACCGAGAAAGTGCAAAGCTTGCTTGCAAACCAGAATATACATTACTATCTATAATATCTAAAATTTCTTCACTTGTCATTCCATTAAGTATCATTTCATTAATATCTTTACCTTCCATATCATCCGGCCATATACAAACTTTGTAACCATTAGTAATAAACTTCTCTATTGAATGAACAATCTCTTTATTTCGCTTTTCATTGTCCAGCACTATGATAGTTTCCAAATCAAACACATTAAACTTAACACCAGCCATTGCCATACAATTTGGAAGAAACAAACTATCAAATGGGCCTTCTACACAATATTTTTGTTTCCTTTCGTTGATTCTTTCTTGGCCATATATTAAATCATCAACTCCTTCCAGTTTAATTGTTATATACTTACAGGCGTCTTTTGGATCAAAAGACCTGCCTTGAAAACCGATTAAATTATTCTTTCTATCAAAGAATGGTATGATTAATCTAGGTGTATCTCCTGTAATTGGGGTTGGAAATTTATTTGGTATTACTTTATTTGTCCACTTCTTAAATTCTGTGCAAAAATAAAACTTACTAAAGAACTTCTCTGGTATCAGTCTCTTCGCGAGGTATTGTCTCGCCGGGTGATCTTTTGCCAAAGAAGTGATGGATTGTAATCCTTGAAGGACATCATTAAACTTTGGAACAAAATCAAACTTAGAAATATCAGTATCTTGCTTAACAAGGCGTTTCTCCTTATATTGATCGGTTATATATTCCCTATGCAAAGACGGATTAATCTTCTCTAGGAATTTACTAAAACTTGTTCCAAACTCACAATTATGACAACGATAAAAATACTTATTCTGTTTTTCGTAAATAAAGCCTCTAGCCTTATTCTTATTCTTTTGTGAATCTCCGCATATTGGACAACGAAAATTCCATAAATTACTTGTTTTCTGTTTAAACTTTTCTAGTAAACTAGAGCACTGATTTATATATTTTATGTCAATATAGGTACACATCACAATAATTACTCCTAATCTCTATAATAACTCCCATATGTTGTAGAATAAACATCACTCAATAAAACTTCTTCTTGCTTTCGATAACCTGTTTCTCCCAATTTTCCATCTAAAAATAATTCAACCATAGCAACCAAACCAATAGCTGTTGTATATTGAATAGCTGTCAACCATCTACCATTAATTTGTCTTGGTCTGAATATATTAAAATATGTATGCTCATCATCATGGCCAGGACTACTACATGAAGCATAAAGTAAAACAACATCTTTTCTTGTTTGTGGAATATTTCTGAATATACTAGTTAGCTCCTGTTGTGATAATTGCAAATCATTAAACAGAAAATCAACGTAATTATGATGGCCATTTCTTCTTATGGTTTTATAATCTACACTTAATGATTTATACATTCTATTAGACTTGTTTGTATCATCTAAAGATTTAGCATAAGTACCCAAACCACCAGACGTATTAAAACACTCATACTCTCTACCATCTAAAGTAATCTTTTCATATCCAGATAGAGCTGGTACTGTTTTATATTCACCATCTTCCATTACTTGACAATCACCAATATACTCATTAACTAAACCCTCACCACTCCAAGAAGTATAATATCTTAATTTATTAGCTGCATTTTGAGATAATGCACCAACACGAATTTTAACATTTTTCGGATTAGATGTTATGCGTAATAAGTCATTTGCTATTACAGTAGATAAACCAGGTGCAAGTCCACAATGAGGCATAGTAAAAGACAAGTCAAAGATATTTAGACTTTCTATGAATTTGTCCAAACCATCATCTTCTGATAAATCGAAATATGGAACGCCCAATTCAAAACAGGCTTTAAATAAATTGATATTTTGATGATAGGGGAGTGCATTAATGATAACATCTTTACTACGCACGAATTGAGTAAACTGCGTAGATTTACCATCATAAGTTGGTTTTGTGATTGTCAACCTATGATAGTTATCATCATTGATGAGGAGATCATTATTTTCCTTTTGATCTGCTATGGAAACTTGGTACTTCTTTCCACAACTAACCAAAAGTTGATATATTGTGGAGCCAATGATTCCAGCTCCAACTATTCCAATATGTATGTTTTCATTTTTCATACAACAATAATAACATATAAAAAATTAATAAACAAGGAAATACTTAATTAAAAATGCTAGTGAATGAAGCTTTGCCTAGCAAAGCACCGACGACCGTAAAGCCTCCAAAGAAAATCCATATCCAACGCTCAGCCTGATTTATTCTTTTATGAATAGCTGCGTGTTCGACTGTAGCTTTATCTCTCACGCTTTGATGATATTCCAATTCAGTCTGAATATGCTTATCCAGCCTAGAATGAAGTTTAGCAATATCTTCAAGACGTTGAGAATTTTTTAAAGTAAAGTGTTCTTTTAAAAACTCTTTATCTTTATCAAGTTCTTTCAGTATATAATTTAAATGTTCAATGTCTTTTTGGAGTTCAAGTATCTGTGTCTGTGATTCTCTGCTTTGTTTCTCGTTATCTTCCACCTTCTCGACAGTCCTCTAATTGCTTTAACATTGAGTTCTCTGCATCAAAGCGATCTTTGATCCAGCGTGGGGTAACTTCGTAATTGCCATTCTCAAGTTTCTTCATTTGAGCTTCCCCCACTATTCTTACATCGGGTCTTTTATAAGCATTACTAGTCGCTCCACAACCAATTAAAACAATTAAACAAAATCCTAACATTATGTTTTTCATTTTTATCCCTTTCTATTATTAAGCTTCGTAGTATCCTACAAAAACATCACCAGTAAATCTATTATAAAGAACTTTGTTAGGCCCTCCCATCAAGCCTTTGTTTGTAGTAACATGATCTGCATACTTACCCAAATCTTTTTGATCCCAATTAAGATCATCATACAATACACCTTTTTTTGAATCATGCAACATTTTTGCTTTCAACTCATCCGGCGTAAGGTTTGGCTCGTTTTGCAAATATAATGCACCAACACCAACAACTTGAGGGCAAGCAAAACTTGTACCAGAACTATTACCGATTTTCCAACTTCCATCATCCGGATGTGCTGTGTCTGCATAAAATCCACTATTGACATTAGAAACTCCCGCAGTAATTTGAGTGCCAGGTGCAAATATATCTACTGCCTCTCCATTTGCAGATGATGCTCTTAATCTTTCTTTATTATTAGTATAATCGACACCAATATTACCAACAACCATTTCTGCTCCACCCTTCATAGTACCTCTTGGACTAGAGCCGCGATGGTAATACAATGGAGCTCCACCAGCAAAAGTAGGTCGAACCATAAAATCATTATAGTTGTCATTTGCGCTATCTTCATATTCATATTGAACTTCATAATTATTATTAGCTGCAATAGAAATATGAATACCAGCTGCAATCATTTGGTCAAGTTTCGCATCAACAGATGCAACTCTTGATGCTGGTTTTGTAAAAGAATTAAGATCAACATTATCTTCTATTTCATTTGCATTAGTATAACCCGGATCACCAAAAGTCCATATATCCATTTGACCAGTAAATGTATCCCAACATTGACCATTATCACCATTTTGTGTTCCAGCATTGTCCATTGTATAAAGATAAGCAAAACTCATATTAACAATAGTTGGTTTATTCGTACCCTTATTATTATGCCAATGTCTTACCAAGTCCATAGCAGTTTCAGCTGAAACAGCAGCTGCATTATTATAAATTGGAATAGAATATATGTTAGCATCCTTTGCCCAACCATATTTCTTACCACAAGAAATACTTGCACAAAAAGTACCATGACCATTAGTATCGGTGTACCAATCAGCACCCTGAGTACCTGTCATAGCACCATTAGAAGCTGCATACCAATCTATTGCTTGTATTCGATTATTTCCTGCAGCGTCTTTAAACTCTGGATGGTCAAGTTCAATACCACTATCCATGATAACAACATCAACATCTTTACCTGTCATAGCGTATTTGTAGTTATCAAATATTGAATCGTTACCGTCGAAATTATCAATGCTATAATTACAACGAGACAATCCCCAATTAACACCACCAGCAGGATTATTCCCTTTGGTAAATGTTTCAGGTTGTCTAGCAACAGGTGCAATTTCAATATCTGTTCTGTCTTTAGTTGGTCTTTCAACAGCTAAAACTCTACCATCACCTTTTAGTGTTTCTGCTTCTGCATCTGTAAGATTCCAATGTGTCATTCGTGTATCATGTGTTTGTGGATCAGCACATACTACAGCACGATCTGGTATAACACCACTTCCAGAACTAGCTGCCATTTCAGCATCAAGTGCATTTAAATCTTCCCCTTCTTTAACAATAACAACGTATTCTTTTTCTGACATTACTTTTTTCCTTAAAAAGTGTTATTGATTAACCTTTTTTTCCTGTTTTTCCAGCCCTCGCACGTTCTGCTAGATATTCAAACATAGAATCAATACCATTAACATCTTCATCTGCTAATGAATTATCCATTTCTTTTTTTCTTCCTTTAAATTCTTCAAAACTTGGTTTATCAGAATTTTTTTCAATCCTATCCATAATCTTTAAACCAAGACCTAATGCGTTACCAATAAGACTTATCATTTTTATTTCTCCATTTGTGAGTATTTTCGTAAATATACCATGTGGCCTGTTTTATCATCTTGAACTATAATAGATTTCTTAGGATTCTTTTGTGCGTATGTATGAATCTTTTTACCATATTCTGAATTTGTATCAATATGTTTACTCCATCTAGCATGTTTCTTTTTCACATCTTGACATCTTACAAAATCGCTTGAATCAACTTTGAATACTGGCATCTGCGCAAACGTAGAATCAGGTGTAATATCAATCTCACCTTCTTCACGCAATCGAGGTTCTTTTCTATTATAATTTTGTGTAGTTACTGAAAGATTTTTGGGGTCATTATTCAAGGGATTGTTGTCTTTATGATGCACATCCATTTTATCATTCTTTTTCACTTTACCTTTTTTCACCATTAGCCTCCTCGCTCTCAAACGAGCTGCGTTCTTTTTACGCTGCTCTGGTTTTGCATGATAATTATCATATTCTTTACGATAATCACGATCTTCTTTTTTCAATACTAATTCTTTATCTGGTTTTCTACCAACTTCATAAGTTCCTTTGAGACGCTTAATAATCTTGGATTTCTTTTTCTTCTTTTTCCAAGTTGACTTATCATCACCAGTACCAACTACAGCTGGGCCGGTTGCATTAGTTGGAGCATCTTCTTCAAATGGTTTCTTGTTCATTTTCTTCTTCCTCTTTTAGTAAAAGAACAGCTGCTGCTGCATAAGACCCAAACTTACTTTTGCCACCTGGCACTTGATTCAAAAGACGTTTAAGATTGAAAATAAATCTAGTCAAAACAGTATAAGCTTCTTTTTCGTCAGCTGTTTTTAAATCTTTAGCTTTTTTTAAAGTCTTACCTTTAGCATCAATAATACCAAGTTTATAGGCTTCTTGTTGTTTCCATGGCTTTACTAATGTTTTAATAATTCGATATGTTATATAGGTATCTACTAATCTTGACATTTATTTTATATTCCTTAGAACATTAATTACAACATCATCTAATGATATATCATTTCTTTCTTCTGGCGCTTTGTTAATAAAAACTAAAAAAGTTTTCAACGCAGAATGATATTTTTCTTCTATTCTAAAGAATAGTATTCTTGAAGCTGCTTTAGCTTCAAAAACATTATAGAATGTAATTAGATGATTAAGTATTAATCGGTCTTTAAGAATACCATCTGTTTCGTATCTTTTAAACAATCTACGAATATAATGTATTCGTTTAATATCCTCAAAGAACTCTTTTATATCTTTACAATGTGGGTTATCATAATGAAGTAGTGCATACATCATATAATTACCATTCGTCAAAACATCAAATCGCATAAAACCTCTACATTTTTTATGGAGCCATTTCTGGCCATAATTTTAAAAACTTATCATTAAACCATTCATCATGGTCCTTATACTTATAAACCGATCCAGATGATTTTTTTACACTTTTCCAATCTTCTTTTTCTGTCTCACGCCACATTGACCACTTCTTAACAATATAATATGCATATGGATTTTCACCAATAGAAGATACTAAAATCCAATGATCCTCAAATTCTCTTAACTCAATCGTACATAATTCTCTACAAGCATAAGCTTCTATAAGATAATATGCAATAATAATATCAGATACACCATCCCCATCAGTATCAAAATAAAATGATACGGTGCGTGGGATTTGTTCTGGCACCCATTGTATTAATTTGTCAATAGCAGGTTCTTGAAATTCACCGTTGTCTATAATTCTTGGTTTAGAAAACCCTGTTAAAATAAATAATGAAAATAATAAACAGGCAATACGGATCATTACCTATTCTTCTTCTTCCTCAGCCGGAGCTGGTGCTGGTGCTTCTTTCATTCCTCTAACAGCAACCAATGTTTCACGATCTGCAGCTGGATTATCATTACCACCAGCAGGAACTGTCCAGCCAGTTTTATCAGCAGTACACTTAGCTTTTTCTGCATCTGTTAAATTTTTTGGTTTACTTCCTTCAGCACCATCTGATCCCCATGTACTCATTTTATTTATCCTCCGTTAGTAATTCTCTGTTATCTACTGCAAAATTATCCACAAGCTTACTTGCAGTATTTTCTTTTTGTTTATGTTTTGGTTTTTGTTTTGGTTGAGGTGCGGGTGTTGGTTTTGTTGCACCAAGACCATCCACTTTAACTACGCCGTCATATTGGTTTAACTCAAAATCTACTTGCTGACCATTCGCTACGGTTCCATTAACTATTTTAATATTAAAATTATAAGTATTACCTTCACTCATAATACAACCAGTTTCATTATGTAAACCACCAACTATTCCTTTACGCATACTCTTTTCCTTTCAAATCAAAAAATATATGGGGGAAGCTTCCCCCATATATCAATTATTAACCATTTTTATTATTATGAACATTCAAAGACAACCAATTCAGAATCGGCCATATTTTTCCAAGAACAGGCAATTTTTCTGCATAATCATCTTTTAAGGTAAGAGTAACTGCGTTTGCAACTGCAATAACTGTGCAAGCAATACCAAACCAAGATTGTCCCTGTGCCCATGCTAAAATCATAGTTTCCATACTATTTTACTCCTTTCTAATAATATTTAATGATACAAATAACCTGCTACTGCCCAACCTGCCAAAAATATTAAAGCTTGCATAAATCTTGGATGCATTATAGGTTCTCCTCCTATTTGATTTTTAATTTTTTGCCGATCTCTTTGAAAACGGCTTTTGCAAGTCTAGCATTCTTCGTCATAAGCCCTTCCTTGAACTTGCTAAACTTATCTTTAATAACAAAGTCTCTCATTTTTGAACCAGACATACCAGCAACACCCTCAGCGTCTGGATCACGATCTCCTGCTGAGACAACTGAAAAATCTTTTATATTATCAAGGTCGCTATCAACATATTTACTCATATTTCGTTTGAATTCGCTTACCCGATCACTGCCAACTACAAAAACAACTTTTTCATACTTATCATTATTTAGCTTGTCTAATACGTCAAAGGGTGTCTTTATTGATGTATCAGTATTTATAACATTACCAAAAACATCCTTCATTACTTTCACTTTTGTTTTAAATGACAAAGGATTTTTCTTTTTATCTTCGGTCTTTGAAGGAAAAATAATAGGTGTTGCTCTTTCTTTCTTTGCAACTGAAATAACTTTAGCGATAAGTTTCCCGTGTCCAATGGTAGGAGGATTCATTCTACCAAAAGAGAAAACAGCTGTATCACCTTTTGCTTCGTTTATGAATTTCCTATAACTTTTCATTAGAACATCTTTCCGCCTTGGGCTTCTATTTCAACTCTGTATTCATCTGCAAATTCTTGTGCAACATGATCTTTAACTTTCCTATCAAACTTAACACCTGGAAATTCTTTAGCATATTTCTTTGCACCATCATCTACAAGATACTTCCAAAGTTTAGGAGCTTTCTTATGGTCATACTTTCCAGACTTCATTTTCTTCTGGATATTTTTGACAATAGGAACAAGTCTTTGACGATAAAGATTTGCATCATTATCAATGAATAGCTTTAACTCAGTAGCTTCATCTTTCCAATTTTCTTTTATGAATGTTCCAAAGCCTTTCATTCTTCTTCCTCTTCTTCCTCATCCTCATGGTCAGCACAACCTTCTTCTTTAGACTTTTTACTCTTTCGACCGTCGCCACCAGCAACACGACGCCTTGCACCATCTTTCTTAATAAACTCTTTAACTTCCTCTTTATCAGACTTCCATTCTTTATCAATTTCATCAAAAAACTTTTTCTTTTCTTCATCAGACAAATCTTCAGGACTATCAACACCATACTTTTTTAGTTTTGCATCAAAAAGTTTGTTGTATTCTTCCTTAGTTCCCTCTTTAACAAATTTTCTAAATGATTTCATTTTGAATCCCCTTTATATTCAACTTCATCTGGATAAACTTTTTTCCAAGCCTTTTTCCCCTTATACCGTTTACCAGAATGAAATACGTTTTTTCTATGCCATGCCATGGCTCTGTTATTTGGACACTTACAATTCCACTTCAATACTGCATCACACTTTGCACAATACCTCGATCTAATAGATGTCATTCCCTCTCCAAAATCCTTCCTTTGTTAAATTGTTATCTGGTTCTTTTTCTTCTTCTCTATCTACTTCTAATTGCCCTACACAATATATAGCTTCTTTTTCATACTTAGCTATAAATCTATCTAATATTCTTCTGAGTTCTTTTAAATCTTCTAGCATAGTATCACCCCTTTACCCAATCTTTAGCTATTGTAAAATTAGCATGGGAAAAAGTAAGTCGATCAACTAATTTAACAGCACCGCCTTTTGAATTAATAGCAACAAAGCCTTCTGGTGCTGTTACTTTAAACCCATCTTTAGTTTTTAAAAACGTACCAATACCTTTTATAGTTTCCAGTTTTCTAATGACCATTTCTTTTGCTTCAAGTATTCCCAAGTAAGTGGCCATTGTAAAATATAATTCGTCTTTGAATTTCTTTAAAGTCTTTTCTGATTCTTTTTGAATATCTTTATATTTCTGTTTACCTTTATCAGATTTCTTTGAGTCGATCTCTTGTTTCATTCGAGCGACATAGTATTGCTGAAACTCTTTAACAAGATTTTTTGTGTCTGCTATCTTATCTCCTTCACGAATCTTTGAATTAAAAAAGATTTTCATAAGTGGAGCTAATCCCCACTTAGTTTTATCTTTAGAAAGTTGATTTAAAAATTTACCTGCTTTGGAAGCTGCACCAGCCACCTGTCTGATTTTGCCTTCAAGTGTTTTTATTTCACTTGGAGAAAACGTAGCTGCATTTGCAGTATCTACATATGCATCATCAAACCAAACTTTTTTACTTTTATTGAATTGACTTGAATCAACACCATAAGATGCTTTCAAATCAGCAATACTGTTTCCTGAATACTTTGTGTGCCACACCACTCCAATACTTGCCTTCCTCATATCAGAAGCCAAATCACTATCTTCTGGAACAGCATAGGTGATAGTATTCGGTGTAAATGTCAAACAACTCTCACCATCTATTGTTTGTTTTTTCAAATCACCTTTAGAAAACATTATATCACCTTGATAGACTCCATCATCTAATCCGAGATCCGGTAAATGTTTCAACGCAAGTTTTATTTTATCTGAAGGCCCGCCTGAACCATGATTAGCTTTAATGTCAGCTACCGTATAATTTATTTTGGGGGACTTATTAAACAATGCTTTTATTGCGACGAAAAACTTTCCGTTCTCTGGATTGATTCCAGCAAAAATTGCTGGAGCTCCATCCCACTTCGTAGTAATATTGGTTTTCTTTTTTCCACCAGATAACATATCTTTCAAGGAATCTAAAAACCTTATTACTGTTGTCGCACCTTTTACACCATTGTTGATGATTTCATCTTCAAGGTGCTCCATGTGCGTATTTTTATCTTCATTTAATACTTCTTTGAATGATAACATAAACTACCACTTAATATTATTTGTATATGACACCATGGGTTCATAATCCATATAATCAACCAATCTTTTCCAATTATCACCAATCCAAGATTTTGCTTTTTGGAAATTTTCCATAATCCAATCAATAAATTTGTCAAATAAATTGGTTACTTTACTTTTCAACTTATCCCATACCACACTAGCTTTATCAAGTATTCCTTCTGTTAGCATTTCTTTTTCAATCTGTTCAAAACCTTCATCCAAAACCATCTTAACACCCAAACCAACTGTGGCCCAGAAATTATATATTTTCTTTCCTGTTTTATCAGCAGAACCTTTAACAGACCCTGACTTAAATCTAACATCAGGCTTTACTTGACTTGCAATTTTCTTAACATATTTATCAGATGATTTTATAACAGTATGAAAATCAGATTTTGTTCCTTCTTTATTTGTTATAAGAAAAGAAGTAGCAGTCCCCTCATTCTTTCCAAACTTTTGAGCTCCTGTCATAGCTTCAAAAGTAAACTCTTGAGCAAATTTAGAATTTGATTCAAATGCCTTTCTTAAATCTTTTTTAAATTTTCTATGAAACACATCTATTTCTTCTAACACTTGTCCTTTTGCTGTTCCTATCAAATCACGTTTGTTACCATGAATTTCTTTTCCTTTTTTGTTTGTTAGACGAAAAGCTGTTTTTAATTCTTTTAATTGTTTTTCTACTTTTTTCAACAAAGCCGTATTATCAGTTTTTTTCATAGCTGCATAAAAAGTTGCTTGTGCTTCAGGCCGTTGACCACTCATTAATTGTGCATCACCCGTTTTTAAAGAAATATAATTTTTTCCAATTATAATATCAGTCTTAGGTGTTTTAGTAGCACTTGGAACTTTACCACCATCAAAATAGGAAGCCCATTCTTTTGTTACTTCATATCGACTGCTAGGAAATTTTCCTTTTCCTTTTATCTTTTGTGATTTTAAAACTTTCTTAGCATTTGCAACAGAAACAGTTGGGTCTTTGAACTTGGCTTTATTGTCATTGTTTGCAGCTGCAACAAGAGCTGCCTCCATTTCAAATGCACCAGAAGTATCTGCTTCTTTTAAAAAATTCTTAAATGATTTCATAAGTTTTTTATCTTACATAGTGGGCAATCATCCACGTTTAATGACCGAAATGGACATATCTTATAATGGTCAACATTAGTAGCTAAAATTCTATGTAAGATAGAATTTTCACTAATTTCTTCTTTTTCCGTTACGGCTTTTTCTACTGCATCGGAAAACATTTTTTTAATATCATCACTCATATTTACTCTATATTTATAATACTTTTCAGCCTAGTTATAATTCTGCTTCACTAAAAACTCAGGCAATTTCCACTCCACCTTGTCAATATCTACGTTATAGTGGCCTAATGCACCACAAAAATTGCAATATTCTATACCTACATCATAATCCAAAGTAGTTGTATCAGCTCGATGTTCACATAATTTCTTCATTAATGGTTTTTCATCTTCTTTTTTATTAAACCAGCCATCAGAAATAGTTAAATCTTGCATAATAGCCTCCTTTAAGTTATACTATTATTTATATATTCCAATCATCATAGGCTTTTTCAGTCCTCAACTTTGGTCTAATTTTGAACTCTTTGGCCAATGGATTTGAACTAGAATTTGCATCTGACTTCTTTTCATAATATTTATTGCTACCATCATTTGCTAGAGCAGGCTGGTCATTTTCTTCTATATCCACCAACATCATTTTCTTCTTAACTACATTAACCAAGAATTTACTATTCAAAGAAATATCACTATAACGATTCTTCAACTGCTTAAACAAAATCTGGTTATTCGTACCAACTCCATCATCTTTTGCTATAATTGCAAGCATTAAATCTGCTGTTGCTGGTAATCCAAAACTTTCAGACGTATTAGATAAATCAGGATCCGAACTTGTAAACCCTTCCCGATTTAATTGTGAACTTGTAATAATTGGAACATTACATTCTACTGCCAAACCACGAACCTCCTCTGCAATAGATTTGATATAAATGTAGGTATTCATATTTGCAGCCCACTTCACTCTGCTAGATGCACAAATATTTAAATAATCCAAAATGATAATATCTGGTGTGAAGTCTTTTTTAATTTTCAATTCTCGTATCAATGCACGAAAATTACCAACATGGGCTCCAGCTGTTGGATATTCTTTAACAACTAACTTACCGATTTTCATTTCTTTGAGATTTTTCTCAAACATATCTTTCGGCATTCTATGTAAATCATTTAACTCAACATCCATTAAGTTAGCATCAACTCTTTCAGCTATTCTTTCTTCAGCCATTTCCATTGTAATATATAAAACATTTTTTCCCTGTCTTAAATATTGTGATGCAAAATGAGTTTTTACTAGAGTTTTACCAACACCAGTTCCACCTAATAAGACTGTAAGAGTTTTTGGCGAGATACCACCACCAGTAATTTTATCAAGCATAATCATTTTAAATGGAATTTTAGTTTCTTTTTGATGATAAAATTCCCATCTATTTTCACCATCTTCCAAATAATTATGTCCGATACTTTTATCTAATGAAACGGCTAATGCTTCTGTAAGAATTTCTGGAATGACATCCTTGGAGGCTTTCTTATCTTTACCTTCCAAGATAGAAATACTTTGCACGATACCATTATATACTGCTTGGTCTTTTGCCCACTTTTCTGTTTCTTTTGTCAACCATTCTTCATCATCTGTTTTACCTTTTAGAGTTTCAAGAACTTCATTACATTTATTAAATGCAGCTTCATTCAAATCTTCTCTGTTATTCAGTTTGACTGATAGTGCTTCTTTTGTTGGAGCTTTATTAAACTCCGAAATGTGTTTTTGTATTTCTATAAAGATTTGCTTCTCAGCGTTCTCTTTGAAATATTCTGGTTTTAAGAAGATACCAACGATACTTGAATAATTGTCATTATATAAAAGATTTTCTAAAATCAATGTTTCAGTTCGCATATCATCCTTTCATAAGTACATCCATTATTAATTTCTTTTGCTTTTCTATATCTACTTCTAAAAATGGCTTATAATTCACAACTAACTTCTTATGATCTTTCCAGATAGGGTCTTTTAAATACTTATCTATCTCTGGAATAAAATTCAATATCATATCTAATACTGCAAATGTTTCTAATGATATTCTCTTTGAAAGACTTAGCTTCAATATATATGGATGATTCATACTTTTAGTAATGAATATCTCATCAAAGCTTATATTATATTCTTTCATACACTTTTTGACTTCTTCCATATCTTGTTGTATATGGAAATCAAAGTTATTCATCCTGGCTTTATATTCATCATAAACATCTGTATCAAATACTGTCGGATAAATCAACTCATTAGTAAATTGTGAAAGAAAAAAGAATACTAAGTCTTTTTTACTATCAAATGAGTTTGCAATATTTTTAAATATAGTTCTTTGCATGGAAAAATTACCAGACTCATTTTTATTAAAAAACTTTTCCATTGAATCTGGATTATTCCATGGCCCAGAACCTCCATACTTAAAATAATCATACTCACCAAAAAAATGAGCATATACTCCCCTATAAGATGTATATGCTCTAAATAATCTTTCTGTTTCTTCGTTATTCATTGTTATCATTTTAATACAGTTCTCACAAATTCCATAAATGTTTTCGACTCACTTACCACGGCTTCATCCACGTTATAATATGATAAGCAGTAAATTCCTCCAACTATAATAATACCAACAACCATCCATAATATTTTTAAACCTACATCATGCGTCCTCATCCTGTTCTCCCTTTTTGGAGCCATAATTAAACTCTTGAAATACAGCTTCTTCAAGTTGTTTCATTATATCCTCTGTAAAGTATTTTTCTGGATTATTGACGATTGCCTTTTCAAAAACTTTTGTTCCGTCTGGCATTTCAAATCTTGTAGAAACCTTTTTAAAAATTTCATATTTCTCTGCAATCTCAACCAGTCCAAAATATTTGTCTAAGCCAGTCTGGTAGTCAAGCATTGTTTCAACAACTGATTCTTCTTTTGTAAATCTACCTTTATGTAGCTTACACTTAATAATATTACCCATCACTTCAGTACCCTCTTTAACTTTTCGTTTTCCTAGAGTAACAATTACTGAAGCTGCATACTTAATTCCACCACCACCAGAAATCTCTTTTGATGGAAACATACTGCCGACTTTATCGTAAGTATGATTTGTGATAATAAGTGGAATGTTTTTACTTGCTAATTTAATTGCTAATGTTCTGAATGTTCCCCTAACAACAGGAGCTCTAGTCATATCTCTTTTATCAGAACCACTAGCAGAATCTTCCATTTCTTTCTTTGTTGATAAATTTCCTAGAGAATCCAAAAAGATCATAACTTTGTGGTCTTTTGGAACTCCCTCTATAACTTTGAGACATTGTGTTCTAAATTCTTCTACTGTAGCAACTGGAAATACAATAAATCTATCAGGATCTAATCCTCTATCTGTTATCATTTCCGTTGTCAATGCACCTTCACTTTCAAAATATAATATAATACCATCTTTATTAGTATCTAAAAAATTCTTGGCTATGCTTAATGCAAAAAATGTTTTACCGACAGCCTCTTGTCCTGCTAAACAAGTAATCTTATTTGATGGAACACCACCATATAAAGAACCACTCAATAAAGCATTTAACGTATAAGACCCAGTATCCACAAAAGTAGAGCAATCACCAAGAATCCCAGCGGATACAACCGACGCCATATCATTTGAACTCTCCTTTATTAATTGTTTGACCAAATTATTTACTGCCATAATCTATCTCCTTTTTCATAATGTAACATATTTCATACTTTTCAATTTTATTGCTATCCCTAGTTGATTCATTAGGGGGCAATATTTTAATTTCATCAATTAAATTAAATTTTTCTTCTGCAATTTTTTTCATATCATTACCCATTTCATATCCTCTACAAAGCCTACCCATCACAAAACAAAACATTCCACCAGTATTTAAAACTTTATAACATTCATTAACTGTTTTTCTCCAATATAAATCTAACCATTCTTCATACGTTTGATATAAAGTAGTTGATTGTAAATCACTACCACCATAAAGCTCTAAATCATAATAAGGCGGACAAAAGAATACTGTATCATAATTATTATCAATAACCTCAGTCATATTTTCAGATGGTACACAAAATGTTTTTAAATTGTATGGGGGTTTAATGCCAGATAACTTACGAAAAGGCTTATCTACATAATCATTAAAAATATCCTCACAAACATTTAAAACTGCTTGTTGAACATCAACTATATGAATATCTGAATATTTTTCTTCATTCAAAGTAGCTATAATAGGACTACCCCACGAAGCAGATGGAATAAGTATTTTACATTTATCTTTTTTTTCTAAATATCCATTTACCTTATTTAATAACATATTATAAATTACTGGACTAAAAATAGACATTTGCCCAGAAATAGTTTTCATTGTAACCACAAACGTATCATAATTTCCATTAGAAGAATCTTTAAAAACAGATGGCATTGTTATACATCTATCTATCTTACCAAGTTCAAGTGCATCTTTATATATATTTTTTATACTTTTACCATCAAATGCTCTACAATCTAAAATACTTGGTAAATTTATATTTTTTATATACCTAGAATTATTCGATATATGTATTATAGAATCTTTTATATTTTTTATATTTTGTATTGGTACTTCTTCATGTACTGATTGTGTATTATATGATAATCTTTTTCTAAAATATACTTTAAGTGGCTCGTCATTATGAATGAAATCATAACACCATTTATAAAATTCTTCTTTTGTTTTTAAAGACTTTATCCTAATATCATCAAATTCTAATTTATCCCACAAATTGCTTATTTGTTTTGTTTGAACAAAATCTTTAAAAGACAATGGATTTATATCTTTTCTTACAAGATTAATAAACTCATCTTCTATATAAATCTTCACAACTTCACCCAAAAAATGATTCTAACGAACTCATATTCTCTGACTTCCATCCAATAACATCCAATATATTCTTAATTGGCTGCAGAAACGATTTATCGAATTGTAAGTCATAATCTATATATTTCTCTAAACCAAACTCACTCGGCAAGACAGTTGCAATAGCAATCACATTCTCACCGAGTATGTTTGGCTCTTTCAGATATGCAAACTTAATCTTTTCTCCATCACGGATTAATTGATATTTCTTTACTAAGTTTTTCTCCTTTAAATGATGGTTATACAATAAAGTACCCCGAACATGAATTGGAGTAGCTTTAATGTAAATATCTTTTGAAGATTTATATTTACTCAAGCCTTTGACTGATCTTGGAAATGCAATATCACTAAACTTCAAAGTCTTGAAAGTTTCTCTATAATCTTCAATAGTTTTTATTACTGTCTGCTCATCTGTATTGATAATTGTCTTTATCAACGATTGTATGTTCTCCCGACACCATTGAGGGGTAGAACTTCTGACACTCTCAATACCCATTATCTTTAATTTAGGTTCTTTGTATCTTACACCCTCAGAATCATATACATTTAAAATGTATCGTTTCTTAGCTGTCCAGATACCTTTGTCAGCTATCGACTCTCTTTTCATCACCATCTTCTGCTCGTATGAATTTACATACGAATGAAGAACTTTATAACACTCATCAATATATGGTTCAATCCTATCTTTGCACATTTTATCCAAGAACATGATAACTTTCTCAGTTTCAGCTCCCTCTCCCCACACTTCATTAACCAACTTATCAAACGTGATATAAATGCTATCTGTATCCGATGCGATAACATAATCTCTATCTCCTGTTTTGAGTAAATCGTTGATGAATTTATTTATATACTTTTCGATCCATCTAATCGACAACTGACCAGACATAGTAACGGCTTCTGCCTGTTCAGGAGAATAATACAAGAAATACTGATTGGCCAATGCACCATAGGCGCTATTTAAGAGTATCTTTTTAGCCATCTGGACATTATTAAATTTTGCTATATTATTTACAACTTCTTCTTTATTTTTATAATTTCCATCCTCCAATCTCTGCTCTTCTTCAAGCATTTTCTTTTTGTAAATAACTCTTTCATCATACATAGATTTCATTAACTTTGGAAGAAATCCTTGACGTTTTGTTGAGAAATGTTGACCATTTGGAGTCAACGTCATTTGATGTTCTTTTAAATATTTTGTATCTAATTGCTTATTCAGTAAGCCTTTGACTCCATCTTTATATTTTATCTTGAGAACTTCATCATCTGAAATCATTTCTGGACTGATATTGTATTGCTGAATTAAATGTGGATAAAGAGAATTTAAGTCAAATGATACTACCCATTTATGTAAACCAACATGAGGTTCTTTTACATATCCACCCTCAATGCCACCTTTTGTTTCTCCCTTATGCCGTTCCTGTGGAACAGCTATATTTTGTTTTCTCAAGAAATTGTAAATAATAGTTTCCCAGGTCTTAACTGGTGAAAATACATCTTCAAAATTAATCTTGGATTCATAGGCTATAGTTATGACCAAATCCAATAATTTCATCTTATCGTCTAGTTTTTTAACAATCTCAACGTCTTTTATATTATATTCTATAAACTTTTGATAATCTGTTTTATATAAATCATACCCTTGCATTTCATCATCTGTAATTTTTCCCATGCCAAGCTCCACTTGGCCTATATAATCCAGACGATATGATTCTCTTGCCTTGTAAGTATATTTTTTATATAAATCAATATAATCCAGAGTAGATATGCCGATAATCGTATAATACATATTATCACGGCCTGCAATAACTACATTCTTATCGACTACTCTTTTAATTGGTGAAAGATACTTGGCTTCAATATCAAGATATTTCATTCGATTGACAATGTATGGAATATCAAAGAATTTACAATTCCATCCAGTAATGATATGAGGCGGATTATCTTTCCACCAATCCAAGAAAACTTGCATCATTTCTTCTTCATTATCTAAACGAAAATACTTAATATTTTTATCTGGTATATAATCACCAGTACCAAAAACATAATATGTATCGTTAATGCTGTTATGAACTGTTATTGCTGTTATTGGTGCATTGGCCAAACGAATATCTGGAAAGCCATCATCTGAAGCAACCTCAATGTCAAGAGTATATATTAATATTTTGGATTTATCCCATTGAACATCATCAGCGTATTGCTCAGATAAAAACTGAAATACATAATTTGTATTACCAAAAATCTTATAATTGGTAACACCTGAATATTGGTCAATAAAATCTTTACACTCTTTTATTGAAGGAAACTTTATATCAGCCAAAGGCCGATTATCTAATGTTTTAAAATTTGCTTTTTCTTTTGGGGCTGGAACATAAAGAGTTGGTTTGAAATCAAATGTTTCAGAATATTCTTCACCCTTATTATCTATTTCACGAATATAGATTTTATTGAATACTTGACTTGCGTAGGTATAGAATTTCATAGTGTATATATTATATCAAAAAAAGGTTCGTAATGTAAGGAAAAGCTTAAGCAATAAGCCCACCACCATCAGTAGGAACCACTATACCTGAGCCAAACATACGATTGTATTCATTAACAATCGTAGAGCTAGGATTAGCTACAACGTGTATCTGTGCTTCTTTTAATTTGTATTCTTTATCTTCGGCATATGGAAGCCATGGTTGGAAAGCTATTTTATTTTTATCCACGGGAATCATTACAACAGGATTTTTTATTATACCTGCTTTATCGTCCCATTCACCTATAATTTCTTCACCGCTTATCATCTTCACGATCTTCACATTCATAATATCGCTCCTCATTTTCTATAAAAGTTAGTTTACATAAAATAACATTTTTTCTACTTATCTTACCATCAAGTTTTTCATCAGATAAACCAGCATCATTACCAAGTTTATCTTCAACCCTTCTATCAATCATATTACCTAATACACCAGCTGCTGTATTTAAAGCCAATTCACTAGCAGTAGTACAACTAGTAATAATAATAATACTACATAATAAAAGAATTTTCATATTGCAAAATCATCATCATTTATTTCAAAAGATTTTTCTTTAGGTTCTTTAGTTGTTTTTATTGATACATTACCAATAGTATATTTAGCTTGTAAATCCCATTCACCCTTTTCACTAAAAGGAAGAATTTTCATTTGTCGAATAGAAGTAGTTGGTTGAGCCTTTTCAGGTACAACGATCTCAACCAAGTCCCATTCGTTCAAAAGATTTACAACGGTATTTCTACGTTCAATATCGTTCTCAGAAATGTTGGTAGGCTTTCCATCAAGAGCAAACAACTCTTTAAAATGCACAATATAATATTTACCTTGTTTGTGTAGTATATGGCAAGATTGAAATAACTTTTTTTCTCTGCGCGAGGCTATTCCAATTCGTGTGAGTGTTTCTTTGACTTTTAGAAAATCATCATCTTCTTTCAATCGAACTTCTATCATATCTTCGATTGACCACTTAACATTATCATTCATTGTACTGTTCCTTTCAAATCAACTGTTTTTATAGAATATAATACATTATATAAGTATTTATAATATTACTTTCCTCCGCCCTTGAAGAGCTTATTTTTGATGTTTTTAATATCTTTATCAGATAAAACTGACAAGGCTGTAATTGCCTTATCTGTACTGTACTTATAATACTCTTTTATAACTTCCATGTTCTCATACTTCTTGCCCTTGACCCACCATTTCTTAGGTCTCTTTTTCTTTGCTATGGACAAATTAAGAAAATCATAATGCAGTTTATCATTTACATCTGGATATTGATTCAAATAATTGACATAATGTATTAAATCATTATGATATGATAAAGTACGATTAATCAGAAATGGTTTATAATCTTTTCTATCTGGTACTTCTTCATCATACTTATCTTTTGTTATCAACTCATTAGCATACTCAAACGGATTCATTATTCCTCCTCATCATCAGGGGGATAATCTAAACGCCATTTTCCCTTTTTAGTTTTTAATGTTTCATGGTATGGGTCCCAATCAACACCTCTTAGACTATCCAAAGAAACTTTCTTTTTCTTTATCTTTTTTCTTGGTCTGGATTCCATATCTCCACCTGGGCCATTCATAAAAGGATCAATATCTTCTGGCATTAAGTGATCTGGATATTCTTGTTCAGCACCAAAATCTCTACCATACCGTTTATGGAAATCTTCTTCATCACGCATATCTTGTTTCAGTCTTTCTTTTTCTGCATCCAAATCATCTAAGAAAGTTTCTTTATATTTGTTCATTCGTTTACGAAATTCCTCAACACGTTTCTTCTTTTCTAGCTCTTCTTGAGAATTTCGACTGTTATCAATTTTATTTCTCTTTTTTACAATTTGTTGTTTAATATCATCAGGCATATTATCCCATTTTTTCATCAATGTCATATTAAGGTTATGGAATATACGATTATACAAATCTTCATTCTCTAATGCAGAAGCTAATGCTAACACCAAAGAAAAAGTTTTATTTAAATCTTCAACATCACCAACATAACCATCATCTGAGTTTTCTAAGTCATGGCTAATTAACTCAACAGAACCGTCAGCACGAACTACCAATGCACTATCATCCATAGTAAGTTTAACAAAAAGCTTACCATTTTTATCAAACTTTTGTTCTTCTAATGGTTTTTTTTCTGGTTGTTTAGCCTTTTCTTCTTTAGCCCAATCACTAGGTCGTTTTGGTTTGTTTTCTTCTTCCATCATTGTTACCCCCTTTACATAATTATTTATAACTCTCACAAGGTATCGAAAAAAATTAATCATATCATCCAAAAAAACCCTCTAATGTATTAAGATCCTCAGCCTTTAGAAATCGTTTATTTAGCTCTCCTTCCCAATCTTTTGACATATTATTAAAAACTCCTTCTAAAAAGATTAAATTATCATAAATTTTCTTTGGAAAAAACTCTAAATAAATCTCTTTCATGCCTGATTTTAAAATTCTTGTAATATTTTCAAGATATTCTAACTGTAAATATAAATTATGAAATGCCATTGTCATATTAAAATCTCTAAAAACTACCACTTCTTTGCCCTCTTTATTTGTCTTATATTGATTAAATAAAGAATAAACATCTGTGCAATCTTTACATATAGGACAATGACAAGGTAATTTAAAATCTTTTGAAAGATTTTCATAACTAATTGTATTAGGCCAATTCATAGAAGCCATACCAGTTCCAGTAATATATCTAGCCTCTGTAAAGTAACCACCAAAAACAACAGTACGATTCCAGTATGTTGAATCATATGTTATCTGCATATCAATATTATGTTTATTTAGTAACATTTGAAGATACTGAAAATAAATCATACTTTCATTTGATGTTACACCAAATATATGAAATAAATCACACTTAGGTCTATCAAATTCTTTGTTATTAATTAAAAACAATATTGCTGGAACAATACGACCCAAATTGCCTCTTGTACCACCATATGCCCAACCCTCAAACTCATACTTCTTTATTTCATCATACCACTTCTTAACTTGTGGTATCGTTTGGCCCTGTATAACATTTAAGATTTTTGCATCTGAACGTGTACGATTTTCTGAATAATGTTTTGCAGAATTTACTGACAAATCCAAACATTCTTGATAATCTTTATATGGCGATACTGGTTTTCCATCTCTCATCATTCCAAGCGTAAATGTTGGCCTATCTAAAATTGGAAATATATCACCATTTTCTTCAGACCATTTCAAAGCTATATCATCTGTGTACTTTTTATGATTAACTGTGGAATGTGCTAACTGGTATCCTCCACTATCAACAAATATCTTTGCATCTTCTGCTTGAATAGTTTTTCTAAAATCTTTTTTATTATGTTGTGTACCAGCTGAGATTAACATAAAGAAATTCTTAAAATACGAATCACTATCTTTCTTATATATTCTTAATGATTTCTTTTTATCAAAACTTGACTGATATTTTTCACTTGCATCAGCATCATCTTTTTCCAGTAAATTCATTAAACCATCACTATATGCTGGAATGTAAATCGCGTCTTTCATAAAACTCCTTTACTTGTTAAGGCATCACACCAATCATAATCTTCTTTTCCTCGATAATTCTTTTCAAGTACAGAAGGAATTAACTTTTCAAGCCATGGTGCTTCCCATGGATTGTTTGCATAATAATCTTCTGGAATACTTATATTGTTATTATGAAGTGAAATCCATTTACGAAAACATGGTTTACACCATCCACAAGCCCTTTCGGGGTCTAACAAATATCTTGATTGTGGATCATAACAACTCCATGAAAGTAGTAATGCGTCTGCACTACCACCCTTTTCCAGATACTCTTTAACAATCTCCGTCTTTGTTTTATCTTTATATGGAGAGCTAACTTTAAAAACACGTTCCTCAGTCCAATGCTGTTCTTTCCACATATGATTTAACAAGTCTGTCATTTTCTGATAAAAAATAGGATCCTTATCGAATGATCTATCACCTTGAACACTTCCAAGAATCAAATCTTCACCATACATAGAAGCTAACAACATTAAATGTGCGTTACGATTTGGAACGATTGCATCATCACGTTCAAACTTACTTAAATTTAAAACACGAGGTAAAACAACTAATTTATCTTCATCCAAATAACCATATTTACCAAGTAAACGTATTTTACTGCTTTCTATCATTTCGTATTCACTACCAGTCGGAATATACAATAATACATCAGGCTTCATTAAATAGTCAAACATCAAACTATCCATGCCACCAGAATATAATAAAACAGATTTACCAGTAGCTTCTTGTTTACCACTAGTTACCATGTTTACCATTATTGCATCCCTTTCATATTACTTAACAAAGAAAAGAACTCAGCTTTTGTTGCTGGTTCATCACGAAAAATACCACGCACAACAGATGTTACCATATCACTTTCATGTTCTTTAACACCTCTTGCCGTCATACAAAAATGTTCTGCTTTAACAATAACAGCTACACCCTTTGCTTCAGTTTCTTCTTGTATCATATCTGCTATTTGTTCTGTCATTTCTTCTTGAATTTGTGGTCTGGATGCAACCCAATCAACCATACGATTAAACTTGGATAATCCAATAACTTTCTTTCCCGGAAAGATTCCAACATATGCTTTTCCAGCAATAGCTTGGAAATGGTGCGCACACGTTGAATTGATTGTTATGGGGCCAGACATATAAATCTGGTCATACTGCTTTGCATTTGGAAATGCAGTAACACAAGGCGGGGGATAATATCTGCCACGGAATATTTCATTGACAAACATTTTTGCTACACGTTTTGCTGTCTCTTGTGTATTGTGGTCATTCTTTGTATCTATAACTAAAGCATCCAATACACCTTGAAATGCCTCTTTAACTTCTTCTATTAACTCTATTCTATCTTCATCATTAATAACATCATATATTGTATCATTAGCTAAGTAACCCTTGTCTAATGCATTTTTTATCTTTTCTGAAATTTTCATTATATAAGCTCCTCTCACTAACCATAATATATTGCACTATTTGAACCATGTTCAAAACACTCAACACTTTTCAAATTAACTCGTCCTCCTGTTTCTTCTTGAACTTGTCGTAAAACATAATTATAAACATACTCAGCAAACTTCTCACAACCAACACCATCCATTGTAAGAACTTGTGCCATATTTTCATCATGTATTTTATATATATGTTCTATATCAGGATCATTTTTATCTATTAAAAGCTTATGGTCAAATGTTTGTTCAAGAAACACTTTAATCCATTTACAATTACCAAAATCATAAACCCAATTTCTACCATCTAATTCATCTGTTTCAAATGTAAATCTAAAACCTAAACTATAACCATGTAAATATTTACAATGACTAGTTGCTTTCCATTGACGAAAACAACAACTCAAACCTCTATCATTACCATACGTTTTCGTACTCTCATATTTCACATAGCACCTCCTACTCTTTCCCAAGGATACACTATCCATCTATATAGTTGCTCATGGATATAAGTTACACCATCATTATTTTCATTACCAAACAATGCAATACAATGATAATCTGGATTTTGTTTAAGCTCTGGTAATTCTTTAATAGCCCTAAAAGTTTTTCCAGTATCATAAACATCATCCACAACCAATAATGTTGGAAAAAACTGCTTAGACTTTTCAGGCCTTAAGCTTTCATCATCTGTTAAATTTAACATCCATTCTGCTTTATCATCAGAACCGTCTCGCGACTGAAATTTAATAATACTCATAGGACACTCAAGAGCATTGCTTAAATGAGTAGCTATTGGTAATGAACCACGATAAACACCGACAACGTGCAAATTTGGTGTTGCTTCGTGTCTTTCAACAATCTCTGTTATATCTTTATAATACTGGTCATAATAATAATTATATTTATTCATATCACATTCTTATTTGTAAGGTTTAACATTTCTGCTATTATACTAATTTGTCTTGATAAAATTTTAACTTCTGGTGATTTAGAATCCTCCAAATATTTTGTTTGTTTTTTAAGTTCATTGAATAATTGGAAGAACTCATATCTACTGGTTAAATATCTTTCAATAGTTTGTGCTGGTGTAAACTTTTGTATAGCACCAGTAGCTTTAGCTTCTTTATAATCCTGTATAAAATCAACAAATAATGTTCTTACTAGTTCTGCTTTAGTAGTATTTAAATCATGTGCAATATGTTTTAAACCATCATTGATTTCATGTGCAAGCCTGATTTTTCCAAGACGAACCTGCTTTCCATTTTCATCTTTATACTCAGAACAAAACATTTCAGTATCATTTACTCTATCAGCATTCTTAATACCTCTTTGTCCACTTCTGCCTTTCTTTAATGCTTGTGACATTATGTCCCCCACTCATTTCCAAAAAGATTTAAATGTAGTCTAGGACTATACTTATATCCATGTTTTAATGCAATCTTTGCTATTTTTAATTCTTCCATTTGATGATCTACTGCACCCTCAGGCATCAAATAAACTGCACATATATTAACACCAGCTTTATCATATTCACGAATAGCTTGTTCTACTTCTACCAAATCATATTCATCCCTAATAACAAACTTGAGATACAAATAAGAATAAGGCCAAGCATTATATGATGCAAGTGCTTCTGGTCTAATTGCTTCACTCCAACTTTCACCACTATTAGAAAGCTTTGGTGAAACAGACCATGTTATACCTGCATTTTTATTTACACCAAACTTTCTATGATGATCTGGAAACATATAATTATGACCTGCAAAATAATCATATGGAGAAAATATTTGCGTACCATTTGTCTCAATGGTAACATAACGTGTTAATAAATCTGGATGTGTCATTAATTCAAATACACCTGACTGAAATCCTTTTAACAACGGCTCTCCTCCAGTAATAACTAAATGAACAGCATCATCTTGTTTAAGTGCAGCTGATATGTCCCCCTCCATCCTTTCTTTTTGTCCATACCAATTTGTAAACTCATTCATTTTTTTAACGATAGTATCAATATCCTCATAATTGGCTAGGTGGCCCCATTTCTTTCCCCAAGAAAAAGAGCTATCACAACCAAGTTGAGGAACTGGTAAATCTACGATAGATTTTACATCTGGATAATCTGTATTATGAGGCATTTGATCTTCAGGTAACCATTTGGATTTATCTCTATCTTGACCGAAGCCACGACATTCAAAATTACATCCAAACAGCCGAAGGAAAACGGAAGGCACACCAACGTACCTTCCTTCTCCTTGGAGGGAATAAAACATTTCGCTGTATCTTAATTTATTCATATTATAAGTGTACCATAAAAAAGTTTATAATACAAGGAACATTATATTTTTTTTGTTATGCCCCAAACAATTTCACCATCTTTTATTCTTCTGCGATATTCTTCTAAAGTAACACCGGCTTCTCCATGTATTTCTTCAAACAAAACTGGAAATGTTTTCTTAGAACTAGTATTATAAATACCAAGACAACCATAACAGTTAGTGTGCATATAAGAACCACCCTCACTATATGGTATATCATGTGCATTACATTGTTCTAAATCAATTTGGTTACCAGAAAAAGGACAATACCCATTTTGCAACTTAAAAATAATTTGTCTTTGAGACAAAGGTGGTGTTCTTACTTCATCTAATACAACAACTCCCCAATCTGCATATTTATCCTTTGGATTGTGTTTATCTTTATCAAAGTCTTTATTTGGTCTAATAAAACAATGATTCAACTGCCAATAAAGGCCAGGAATACCTATTACGGTATCTTTTTCTAAAGCATCTGATTTTTTTGTATGTGATACAGAACAATGTGCTTGTAAAGCATTCTTCCAATAAGCTCCCACAAATTGATTATCATATATTACGTTTTTGGTAGCTGATAATGACCAATCATTTGTTTTAATAAATTCCTTTATTTCATGCTCAAAATAAAACGGCAACATAGCACCGGTGGAATCTTTTTTTACTGTTAATTTATCAACACTATCAAGCCAGCTTTTCAAAAAAACTTGACCATCCCATAGGTTTGGTTTACCAACAGTATCTTTATTCTTATGCAAAAAGAATTGAATTGACATAATCAAAGAAATTACCCAACCCTGTTTTTTTTCTCCTTTAAATATTTTCACATCTTTTTCATCTGCGGTTAGTAAAATATGTGAAACATAACTAAAGGCTGTTTTTACATGGTCATAAATATTATTTACAAGATTTTCATCATGTAGAATCGGAGAAGATTGCCACCAATCTGTAATATCACTATCACTCCATTTAGGTAAAGAATCTATTTTTGTTCCCATATCCAAATGATATTGAATATAGAAAGAAACTATCCAAATTCTAATATAAGACATTCTTAACTCAAAATTTTTACAAAATTTACCTGTTTCTGTAACATTTATCTTTGTTAGAGTATTAAGGAAATCACATGGCATCTGCATTTCAGTAATATCAGAAGAAAGCTCATTAGGATCAAAAACAACTTCGTTCTTTGTTAAATCACATAAAAAGTGATTATGTGCTTTAAGTATATCCCACCACTTCATTATACGACTAGTATTTGTCCTTAAATAAACCAAGGCTGCATAATCACCAGTAATACCATAATAAACAGATAATTGAACTTCATAATCTAAAAATTTGTCTACATAGGCTGTTCCATTATCTTTATCATATTGAGCTAATTCATCTATATTCATTCCACCAATGGGATGTTTTACATCACCATAATGATGTTCTTTACCTATATTATCTTCTAATCTAACCAGACCTTTCAAAAACCCAAAAATACTTTTTGCATATTTAAACTGGCCATCAATTACTTCACCATCCAATAATTTAAAATTTTCTTTAACATCCTTTTCGACCGTTTCCCATTCCTTAGAATATTCACGAACTATTAATTCGGGCAGAGCTAATGTCCCTGTCAATATACTACCAACAATACTAGATGCCATCATTTGTTCTTCATCAGTAAAATCAGTTTCTCTTTGATACCTAAAATCAATTCCATAAAGACTTGACCATCCTTCACTTTTTCTTAACTTACTATCATCTTTTACAAATAATTTTTTTATTTTTTTCTTCTTCCAAAACAGGTCATAATATTTAGAACAATTAGCTCTTTCTTTAGCTATTCTTGCTGTAGCATCCTGGGTAATTTTTCTTTGCGCTGCGCTGATTTCCTTTTTTTCCTTTTTCTTTGTATCTTTCTTTGTATCTTTCTTTGTATCTGAGCTATTTCCATTTGTATTTTGCGTAGCTACAATGTCCTTAAATGAAACATCAACCTTATTTTGACAAGTATACATATTATGTAAAAATCCAGGTGTTATACGGTCGCGTATCTCTAGTGGTAGTTCTGCTAATCCATTAGTAATGGCCTTGGCTATCAGTTGTTCTAAATTTATATTTTTATTCATTCATTCTCCTTATTCACACAAACTCACAATTCATCATTAATTCAGTTAAACACGCAACCATATTAACTTCCTGGTCTGCAACAAAAGCTGACTTATACGAATAATCGGCTATCGTTAGTACAGCCCCAGGTATTGTACTTTTTTCTAATTTTGTAAACAGGGAGTCATAGACTTGACGGTATAATCTCACATGGTCATTGTCAATATTTTCTGCTACCCATTTCCTCATCTTAGTAAAATCTTTATGCTTCAAATAATTCATCAGCTCATCAAATGTTTCATTGGATGATGAGGTCAAAACACTCGCATCAATATTTCCACCGATTGAATGCTTCTGGAGCTCATTCAAAACCCTTCTAAAATCTGGAAAAAACTTGACGACAAGTTGTGCAATAATATCTGGTTTATATTTTATTTCTTCACCATCTAATATGCTTAATGCTACTGCTGAAAACTTTTGTGCTAACTCTGGTTTTTCTTCTTTTGGTATTCTAAAATCTACAACAGAACACCGTGAATGTAAAGCTGGAATAATTCTATTTTTATAATTACAAGTAAATATAAAACGACAGTTATTTGAAAATTCTTCTATCAAACCACGCATAGCTGGTTGGACAGAATCCTTGTTCATATAGTCTGCTTCATCTATTATAATAACTTTCTTACCGCCGGAAAGACTCACGGTTGAGGCATAACTACTTATAGTAGTTCTCAGCGTATCTATCATACGCCCTTCATCGCTGCCATTTATCATCAACCAATCACATTTTAGTTGATTACATAGCGCCTTTGCAACCGTAGTCTTTCCGACGCCCGATGTGCCGAATAATAGGAGATTCGGCAACTCCCCCGAATCAACAATAGACTGGAAAATATCTTTTGTTGATTTAGGCAGAATACAATCGTCAATCATATCGGGTCGATACTTTTCTACCCATAATATATTATCTTTCATCACATTCCTTTCTATAAAAAACCCCCTGCCGAAACAGGGGGCGGAGCAAACTACTCTACTTCAATATCGGCTTCGTTGATAACAGCCAAAACATCTTGAGAAGTAATTTTTTCAGACTGCTTAAATTCTTCAGCAGTTAGAGGATATACAACTTCTTTAATTTCTGTTTTACGCATAATAAATCTCCTTTTTAATAATTAAATAAAGTGTGGGCCAACAGTCCAACAAACTATCGAATATCTCACTCCTTTCGTTACTGGTGTTACTCTATGCCAATCTCTGCTATCAAAAACAATAACAGAACCTTGATCTTTTACATCTTTTGCAACATCATGTTCTTCGTGTTCATATGGTTTATTACCATTATAAAATTCTAAATATCCTCCATCATAAGTAGTATGGTCTGTCAATGACATTGTTAAAGATAGTTTTCTACATTCAGATGATAATTGAGTATCACCGTTAGCGTCTTGATGCCAGTCATAATGGCCTCCATTTTGGTATCTTGCAAACTGAACTGGTTGAAAATAATCTAAATTATAATGAAAATATTGTTTATTAGCTTCTCTGATAAAACCCCAAACTAATTCATTCATAAGATTATCTTTATCAGTTATAAAACTAATATCAGTTTTTCTCATTTTATAATCAAAATGTGATGATTTTTCTCTCTCCTCTTCAGTCATTTCCTTATTTGTTACATCCGTATAACCCTTTGCTATAGTAGAAGCATCTTCCCATTTTACATTTTTTAAACAATACTTCAGATACTTATCACAATCTTTTTGAGGTATTGCTCTTGGAAAAATATAAAAGGCCATACTTATTCTCCATAATCACTACTAGCTTCTAATGCAATCCAGTATTCCAAATCAAGCTCTTTATTTTTAAAATGAGAAATACCATTTGCAATAGTAACATCATAATCTCCTGGGATAATCTTTAAATTATCTTTCTTGAAAATAATGTTAAATTTCTTCGTAGCACCATCACCTACTTTAACAGAATAATCATTTGAAGTATCATTACTTTTATTAGTAGCATATAGATAAAGGCCTTGAGATTTAGGACAACTCTTTAATCCAATATCTGCAAGCTTAAGAACATTTGCTTTCTTGATTATATCTTCAAGAACATCATTTTTTAATTCAAATCGAATATCTGAATCAGGCATAGTAACACCCTTTTCAGGTGGAGTAACAACTAATGAAGGTTCTGCATAAAAGTATTTGCCTTTACCGTTTACATCTTTTAATGTCATGGAATCATCACCAAACTCAAAGTCCGGCTCCGACATAGTAGAATGAAAGCCGATGAAAGTTGGAAGATCATAAATTGCAAAATCTTTTGGAAAATTCTCTTTCACAACTGCTCTGGAAAGAATGTTTTTCAATGCAGAAATTGTTTTAATCTCATTACCTTCTTTGATAACAATAGACTGATTAATCTCTGAATAATTTTTTAATACATCCATTGTACTTTTACTTATTTTCATTACGAATCTCTCCTTGTTACAGCTTCTTCACTTGTTAAGGGTTTAGGTTGTTCTTCAATAATTGCAGTACCTACAGTTACAGCTCCAGAAGCTGTATCTTTTATTAAATGTCCTTCAAATGGTTTTGTTGTAGTTTTTCTTGCACCAGCTTTAAGAGCATCCATCTGGCGTTTTACTTGGGGATCCTGTCCTTGTGCAGCAAGTGCTTTAAGACGTTCTTCTTCTGCTTTATGTTTATTCCATGCTTCTTTTGTTACAGTACCAGAAGCAGCCTGTGTAGTTGTTGCTGACGCTGCAGCTGCTTCCATTGCTTTATAATCACTTTGCGCTTCAGGACCGAAATATCCTTCTTTAACACAAGTCTTAAAATTTTCTACTAAATCCATTAAAAGCTTCTGATCTTTTTTTGCCCATGCAGCTGCAAACAAAATACAAGGTGAAATTGCACCCTTTTCATCTATCAAAGGTCTATCATTCAACCCTGCCATTTGAATAGAACCATCTGCTTTAATCATAATGGCCGAATCACCTTTTCTCAACTTCAACATTTCTCTTGGCATAATTTACCACTCCTTATGGATATTAATATTACCCCGATTTCTACCTTTACCAAAACCGATATTAAAATTTATATTACCACTATTACTGCCACCAAATATTCTAACAGGCGGTGCAAAACAACCTACTTCACAATCCGGGCCATAGTTATTTTGTCCCCTCTGTCTAGCTCTCATATTTTGGACTTCTCGTTCAAGTGGAACAAAAGGGTCTCTACTCATTTTTTTATCTAATTCTTTATTCATATAAGCATAATGTTTTTCTTCAGCTATATCTTTTTGATTTTGTAATGTATCTCTTAAAGCTACATTCAGTAAACCAATACGATTAAAAAGCCTTTCACTTAAATTATAAGTAAAGAGTTTTTCAAATGTTTTCAAGTCTGGAACTGCTTTTATAAAAATACGATTTTCTTTATTTAGAACACTTGTAAATAAAACTTTAGTTTCACAACCTTCTTTTTTACAAAAAACTCTTTCTACATGATGCCTATAAACACTATAAAATTTAATTGGAAAGTCTATTCCCCTTCCTTTATGGACAACTTTAACTTTTAAAGAAACATTATTATCTTTAACAAAGCTATCTATTTTCTCAATATCAATATGTTCTACAATATTTTGAATTTTCTCTTTAAATAAAAGATTATAATTTTCTTCCAAAACTTGATTTGTAGGTTCCATTATAACACTTTTATAGGTCTGTATGTAAGGAAAAAGCTTAGTGCTTTCAACATAGCCATCATAATAGTAAACAAGGGCCTTTAATATAGCGCCATTATTATAGAATGTATCAGCCTGTCTAAGCGTTAAACTATTCTTTGAAACAATATTTTGAATTAAATCAGAAAGAGTATCTAATACATATTGCCTCTTAATAACTACTAAAGAATAAAAAATCTCTTTTTCTTCATCATACCAACCATCTTTTACTTGCGATCCCTCTAAGAGAAAATCACTCTCCGAACTAATGGAAGCTTCGGAAAATGATTTTTCGCTACTCTTATAATCTTTAAGAGTGGAATTGACTTTCACCCTAATACTCTTAATCAATTCTGCTCTTGCTGATTCACTTGCAGAAACAGTATTTTCTTTAGAATATCCAACACCCATCAGGTATTGGTTAGGGTCATAAGAGGGGTGGCCCTTTCCAAATACCCAATCAGGTGCGGGGGATGCTTCAACAAATGAGACAACCAACAACATCATAAATGTAAGTACATATCGCATAATCAATTCCTCTATAAAAATTAACAATCAGTAGAACCACTCCAACAATTACCTTCTGCTAGTTTCCGTGAAGCTTCTTCCAATTCTTCATGCAATTTTTCTGCACGATCTTTAATTTCTTCACGGACCTTTGCAGGCAATTCTTGGAATGTTTCATTAGCTTCTATGTTTGACTCAAATTTATCATAATCCAAACGTGCTAAAGATAGAAACTCCTGACGTTCTGGAATTTCAAAATGGTCAACAATAGCAACTCCACGCAAAGTCTGTGATACAACAATTTTCATAGCAACTTCAGCGTTTTGCTCTTCCGTTGATTCTTTGAAATTTCCAACAGTAGTATGTGCTTGATAATCTTTTGTTAAAGAACCAATATAAAACTCAAACACTTTTGCCAAATCACTACGAGCTCGATCATCTGCAACCGTTCTTTGTAGTGAATAATTTTTGATTCCAGTTGCAGAACCGACACCAAAGAATGCTTTACCACGAGCATCAGTATATGCTCCAGACCCCTTCAATACCCATGCAGGTGGTTTATAATCTGAAAGTTTTTTTGGTGCAGGATCCGGAATTTTTTGCATACCCGTACAAGCGTTTAACATTAAAAGCGACATAGTAGCGAAAATCATAATATAGTTTTTCATTTTGAAACCTCTCTTTCAAGTTCATTAAAAATTAAATTTTTCTTTTTTCTAAAATACTCATTTATTTTAAAAGTATAATCCCGGCTTCTTTCAATTATCGTTTGAATTTCTTTATCATATTCTACTTTAGAAACTCTGCCAGTATTATATCTGGAACATAATTCTTGATACTCCGCAACCATATATTGCAGATTATCACGCCATTCTACACCAGAGATACTTCCGAAAGTAACTTCCGGACCGATACCCCAAAAGAGGCCACCGGCTTTAAAACCAAATGTAATATTATCTTTTTCATATCTCATAATATCACAATCTTGTTTTTCAAATGCAGATAACGGAACATGATACAATATTATTAAAATGAAAATCATAAATCTCATTAGAAAGGTACTCCATCATCTTTGTTTTCTTCTTCCATTTCTTCAATCTGAACACCAGCTTCACCAGCGATTTCTTCATAAGAAGCACCAGCATCTACTTTGGTGTAAAGATCCGCAAAAGAATCTCGCGTTTCATCATCAAAACGCTCCAAGCACATTGTAATTGCTTTCATCTTATTATTAAAGATAGAGTACGTCTTAACAATGTCAATCAAACGACGCGTTGTAACGATTTCATCAACAGCACCATCTTTGAAGGCCTTGCGAATAACATCAGCCCACTTAACAAGTTTATCAACAAAATCGTCCTCTACCATTTCTTTAGAAGCAAACTGCTTTTTAAGAATTTTCGCTTCTGCGTTGGTAGATGGATATTCTTGATAGAAAGTCGCTGCAAAGCGATCAAGAAATGCCTCGTTTAAAATGTTAGTCCCCATGAAACGGCCATCAGCGGAACCTTTGCCTTTGGTGTTTGCAGTAGCAACTACGTTAAAGCCTTCTGCTGGATAAACAACTTGGTTTATCTTTTTAAGATAAATTGGTTGCCCTTCCAAAATGGGCTGGAGACACATGATTTTATGAGAAGCCAAATCAATTTCATCAATCAATGCCAAAGCACCAGTTTTCATAGCAACGATTAACGGTCCGTCTTGCCAAACCGTTTCACCATTTACCAAACGAAAGCCACCAAGCAAATCGTCCTCATCCGTTTCAACGGTGATATTCACGCGAACCATATCGCGTTTCAATTTCGCACACACTTCGCGAACCATTGAAGTTTTACCATTTCCAGACAATCCAGTAATGAAAATCGGATAAAAGATTTTACTTTCAATGATAGATTTAACATCTTTGAAATGACCAAATGTTACATAAGTAGGGTCTTTTTTTGGAATAAGATTCATAACCGTTGCTTCGACTGATTTCATTTCTACTTTTTCAGTTTCAACAACCGGAGACACAACTGGCTCTTGGATAATTTCCAAGTCCTTTTTAATGGATTTCTTTGTCTCTTTTTTAATGTTTTCAACGGAAGTATTTAAACAATATTTTCCCCGAGAGCCATCAGTAGTTTTATTCTTACAAAGTATATGCGTATGAACATAAATCCAACCAGCGCTAAATGCGTCTTTAGATTTTTTAACTTGTCCGAGGCCCTCTTGCTCGAATAAGTCTTTTGCTTCTTGGATAGTAAAAACATCACTACCAAATTTTTCACCAAGCTTTTCCAAAAATACGTTTTTCAATTCATTGTTTGTCATAATATAATGCTCCTAGTTTATATAATTCTCATTTGTTAAGTAAATTATACCAAATATCAACAAGTAATACAAGGAAAAAATGCACTTCCAAGTCCTTGTTTTTAAAAGGCTTTAGAACTTTTTTGTGATTAAATCAATGAATTTCGATAAAATTACGCGACTTTTCTTAAATTTAGTCGATTGTGCGCCGAAAACTACCGCCATTTTACGCGCTGTCATTTTATCAGTTATCTCATTAGTTTTAATATTTTGTGGTGCGTTAGAGATAACATAATATTCATCATAACCATTTTCCGTTCTTACAAAGAAACCATCTTTTTTAGCTTGTGCAAACCACGCTGAAAATTCTACTTGACCGTTTCCAAATCTACACTTCCAAAAATGATTTTGCATGAAATGCTTTTTACCAAAATTAGCTTCTATATAAAATCCAACAATGTTACAACCAAGACGCTCTTTAACAATTTGAAAACATGCTGGAGTCAAATTGCGTCGTGTTACTCTATAAGACTTTTTAGATTTCTTATCTTGTAACAACAAGCCTTTTTCATAATGAACACCCTGGCCGTTACCAGTTTCACCATTATATAGATTATAAGATTGATTGCCTTCACCGTCTGTTATCCAAACTGCGTGTACCTCTTCCACATTATTAGACTTTTTGAAATCTCTAATAAGATGCTCAGAAGCCAAGATTGCTCCGTTCAACGGAGTATATCCAAGACGGTCCTCATCTGGAATCGGATAAGAAGTATAACCACTAAGCATAGAGTTTGAAATAACTACCAAGTTTAACATTGCGTCTTGAAGCTCTTTCGCTTTCATTCTTGATGATACATAATTTTTCAAAGTTACTTTAGTATCAGCCATTAAATCACCATGCTTATAGTTGAATGTTCTTTTCTTATCTTTGCCGGTCATAACATCCGTAAAAGAATAAACTTCAAACGGAATATTAACTTTCTTACAGAAAAGAACCAGCTCAATTAACTGCTTAACACAACCATCCATGTTTTGCGCCATAGAACCAGACCAGTCAATGAACATAACCAAACCATGATTCTTGCCTTCTGGAACTCTAACATTTTTTCTGAAAACATCATCATTATATTTTGCAGAAAATAACTTGTTAGTGTCCAGAACACCAGTTTTAGTAAGTAAAGTGCGTTTGTAAATATCTGCACACTTCTTTCGCTCAAACTCCATGGCCATATGATTAACATTTTTAACAGACTCTTTTTTAATCTTATTAAGAGTTTGTTTTGCGTTATCAAAAATCTCTTTTGTTTTTACAACAAAGTTATTGTTAAAATACCAATCATATCGCGTCTTTACATTATAATCATCAGACGCAAGTGCGTTTTTCCAGCCTTCTACTGAATAATAATTATCAAAGGCCTTCCAAGCGTCTTTATAGTCAATGATATTATCATAACAAATAGACTCTGGAATTGTTGCGTAAACATTATCCTGATTATAACTTGTTAAATCTTTCTTAATATTATCTTCAAAATTCTTATATGTTTCGGACTTCAAATCTTCATCATCAGACTCCGATTCATCATAATCAGGCGAACCAGCGTGCTTTTCTGCGTTAGAATCCATATCTTCGCCTTCATCTTCTTTAGAATCCGAAGCTTCTTTTTCGCCTTCATCTTCCTCATCTGATTCACCAGACTCGGATTCGGATTCAGCTTCTTTATCATCTTCACCAGACTCAGGCTCACTTTCCATTTGTTCGCCCTGCAAATCTTCACTTTCTTCCGTAACAAAAGTATGTGAATCTTCATCAAAGATAGAATCTTGATTTTCATCTTCTTCGCGATTCTCTTTAATATATTTACAAATCTCAACGCACAACTTTTCCAATTCAGAAAACTTTTTGAGTTTTGCAATTCTATCAATAAAAGATTGCTCTTGCTCATTAAACTCAATAAGTCCGTTTACAGTCTGTGGAATTTTGAAAGTAAGATTGATTTTATCCAACAAATTAATTTGACGAATATCCATTTTAGAAAGACCGAAAAAGTCTTGCTCAACTAAATGACTATAGCCCTTATAAAATTGTTTTCTCAATCCGGGGTACTTTCGTTTCATCAGAGCTTCTATTCTTGCGTCCTCAACAACATTAACACAATGTTTAGAAGTTTTCTTGATTAACTTGGTGAGCTTTTCTTCATTGTTCGGAGTGAAAAGAGCATGCCCAACTTCATGGCCGACTAATAAATCATATAAATGATTTGGCATATCTTTCCAGACAGGCAGAGTTAAAACGCGGTTCTTAACATCAAACATAGCGGTTCTTACATTGCGATGCTGAATGTCAATATCTTCCATCGCAAGTAGTTTTGCTAGTTTTTCTTTACTTTCAATTTTTACCATAATATATTCGCCTCTTATTTTATTCAATTTTGTTATTATTATAGCAAAATGCGCGTTTTATTACAAGGAAAAAGTGTATCTGTAAACTATTGTTTTTAAACGATTTACAAAGAAACGACCGAGACCTTTAGAAATGGGGACTTACAGACATTATATTCATAAGTCCCTATTTTACAAGGAGTTAGAGTAAAAAACGCCATATGCAAGTGATACGGAAACAGCCAGTCCAAGCATTAGTCGGAGAAAATCAGTATATAACATTGGAAATATTGCTTTTCTATGTTCTTTACCATAAGTCAAATTTCCATATCCAAGCCAAACCCAAATGCCCAATTCTCTACCAGCTAACATTCCCATAAAAACAAATGTTGTACTCATTGGAATATTATTTAATTCTTTAAAGAAATATAGAACAAAACAATATACAAGATCAATCAATGTTGCTGAACGAACATATCTTGTATTAGTTTTTGACATTACAATTTCTTGGATTTTTCCTCCTCGTTCATAAAACATATATCCAAGACCTGCTAACATAGAAATCAATACAAGTGCTTCATAAGTTCCATTTCCAGCTGGATGATAACGTGGAAGAAATACCATGATATTTGCCATATCATGTTTTAACCATGTTGACCATAACCAACCAGTAGTAATCCATTGGGATGCTCTCCAATAGTTATTATGTTCATCTTTACCCTTTTCACCTTCGTTTAATACATATCTACTAATAAGATACCATGAAACAAAGGCGAATACAAAAGATACTGCATACCCTAGAAAACTTTTTAATAACATTTTTTCCATTACTACGGATGTAGCAAATACTGATAAAACTAAAAATGTTGTTGAAACAGGAATTTTTAATCTTGTTAGTCCAATCAAGATTAATGGAGCTACTGCATGATACCATTGAACATCTATATTGGGGAATTTTTCTAATCTACCAAAGGCAGGATCATATTGTCCAAATCCATATAACATTGTACCAACAAAGATAGTACCCATAAATGTAAATTGGTAATACCACTTAATATCTCTATTAGATGAGATATAAGTTCCTAGTGTTTGAATACTATCATTAGCAGTTACCGCATAACACGCAAACAAAAAACCAAGTAAAGCCCATATTGTTAAATCCATTATATATCCTCTCAATTACCAATTTTCAATCGGAGTTCTCGGCCCAAAACTTGGTTTCCGTGGTTTTCCCCTTAATGTAGTTTTCGATAATCCTTCTTTCCACCATACAGGCTTATATCTAGTTATCTTAACTCCATCTTCATAATATACTTTTTCAATCCATTCAGTTCTATCAATGGCTTCTAATTCATCATCACTTATTTCAAATTCACTACTCATAATCTCCTCATAAAAAAAAGGGGAGACTGGCTCCCCATGTTCACTATCTAATGTCAATAGTTTTCGGTTTATCCGACTCTCTCTTTGGTAATGTAATAGTCAAGACCCCATCACCCATTTCTGCTGAAATATTATTGGAGTCAATCGTACTTGGAAAATTCTTAAAAGATTGTTCAGTTTTTACACCCAAGAATCTCTGGTCTTTTTCCGATACTTCTTTAGTGCATTTAATAGACAACATTTCATTCTTAAATGTAATGTCAATATCTTTCTTTGTCATACCTGGCATAACAATATCAATCATATAAGCATCTTCAGTTTCATCCCAGCGATACTTATTCTGTGGTCTATGTTCTAAGCCAGCTGTCCATGGGTCTAAATTGAAAAAATTATCGAATCGGTCGAAATCCATCCAACTTGGAAACAAGTCATGGTTGTTACGTTTTGTTAAAAATGTCATTTTAAATCTCCTTTGAAAAGTTAGTGTTACTATATAAATAACATCTAAAATTCAAATGTCAAGGTCTTTTGGAAAAAAATTCACGAAAAATATTCAAAAATACAAATTTTAAGTTCTTAAACTCCTTAAGCCGCCTAAGCGTATAAGGTAGCCATTGTTGGCCGAATGGCACATAAAGCCTAACATTATAGCCTGAATCTAATAGCTCTGTTTGAATGTCCCTTCTAATTCCATATAAAAATTCAAAATCAAAATCTTCTTTCTTAATATTAATCGTTTTACTATAATGAATAATCTGTTTAATAATATTGTTATCATGTGTACCTATTGCATGAATGGGTGTTCTTTTATCTTTTAAATGATAATAAGAACGACAACGATCAGATAATATCTGTAAGCTTTGTTTCAAAAACAAATTTTCAATCTGTTTCTTATTCTGATAAGCTATTTTATTATTTCCTCTATATGCACCTTTAACTAATCTAATAGATACTTTATTTTGTAATAATTTGGTTAGATCATCTTTAGTTCGATACATATTAGTTTGTATCGCACATCCAGTATTCGGATAAAATTTATGCAACCTTAAACATAAGTCTATCGTATCTTCTATCAAAGAATCATCTTCCATATCTAAACGAATAGTCAAACCATTTCTAAAAGCCTTTCCAACAATTCCACCCATAAACTTTTGACAAAGATTTTTATTAATTTTTAAACCTAATTGTGATGGTTTAATGGATATATCAATTTTATTATTTTTATAGTAATCTACAATTTCTAAATATTGCTGGTAAGCTCTTTCACAATCTTCTTCGGTCTCACTCAACTCACCAAGATAATCAACTGATACTTTATAACCATCATCCATAAGTTTTTGGATAACTGGTATTGCAGATGCAAAGTCATATCCAGCAATAAATCTCTTTGCAAATAGAAATAATAGTTTCATTTAATGTAATACCGCAATAGCTGTTAATATTCTCAATGCCCAATACCCCACAAATCCTATTACACCTAATATTAATGCCCATTTAACTATTTTCATTTTTTTCCTCTTTCTTTGGTTTTTTAGTATATCCGTCTTTATACCATCCATCACCCTTTAACTGGAATGATGGAGCATCCAACTCTCTTATCATAACACCAGTACATCCTTCTTGCTCACACGGCCACTTCTTATCTCTTTTACTTACATCAATAAATACTTCATCAACAAAACCACATTGGTTGCAACGATAACTGTATAACGGCATTTCTACTCCCTTGGTACATAACTGTATTGTTTAGATATTATAAAACAACCAGAATATTTATTTTTATGATTTTGGTTGAATAACATTGAAGTTAATAAACATTCATCTAATGAACCCTCATAAGCACGAATTTCACCAGATAAATCAGAAAATGAAAGAATCCACATCAACACAATAAATTTCATCTATAATCCATTGTTGTAAAGTTTTTAAGTTTCTCAACTGTTATCTTGGCTGGAAACTTATCATCTAGTATATCCAGTTTATGTGATATAATAAACAAGTTCGTCTTATTTAGTATATTAAACAACTTCATCAAATCATCTACACCAGCCTGATCTAAACTTGCATCAAATACTTCATCCAATATCAAAAGATTGACATTAACAGAATTACGCATAGAAGCTATATGCCTCCAAGTCAACAATAATGCAATATCAATTCTTTTCTTTTCACCTTCTGAAAATGAGTAGTAAGAGAAATCATCCCTATGCCTACTCTTAATGGTTTCTTGAAAATTCTCATCCAGCTGGAAATTAACAAAGAAATCCATATCTTTAAGATAATTGTTTACATGGTTATTTATGAAAGGAAGATACTTCCGTATAATCCTTGTCTTAATACCTTTATCATTTAATATAGCACCAAGAATATCATAATATCTCTTTTGCTCTGTATATTCACTTCTGGACTTCTTTTGATCTTCTAATTCACTATTTAAAATCTTTATCTTACCCTCATCAGCTTCTTCTACTATGTTGGTTAGTTCTTCGTTTAAATGCTTAATAAAGCTATTATGAGATTTAATATATCCATTCTTTGTTCTAATCTCATTTTCTTCTTTTTGTATATCTTTATTAACTAAATTAATTTCAGCTAAACGGTCAAAAACTTTCTGAATTTCAGTTTCTATCTTTTCAAGACCATCATCCATTTCTTCAATATCATCTTGTAAAGAATTTAACTTACTTTTCTTAAATACTTCATCAATATCTTGTTCACAAGTAGGACAATTTTCTTTTTCTGCAAAAAACTTTTTATCCTTATTAAGTTTCTTTAAATTCTTATTTATCTGTGAACGATACTTATCCAACTCACTATTCTTTTTATGTGTCGTATTTTCATCTGCAATAGACTTCATCAAGGATACCACCATATCTTGATGATCTTCTATCTCCTCTGTAAGTCTAGCAATTTCGTCTTGCGTCTCCTCTATTTTCTCTAAATCAGATTTTCGTTTAGAAGCTGTTTTTTCTTTCAATTCCTTTAAATGTTTTTCTTGTATCTTGATTTTCTCTTGAAGCAATTTAATCTCATATTCAATCTCACTCATTTCTTCCTTGAGAAGCATTGAACGATCTTTGAGTAAATTCTTCATAACAGAGAATATACCAATATCCAGAATATCCTCAATAATAATTCGTCTATCATTTGCTGATAACTGCATAAAGGGAACAAATGAAGCTGAGCCCAATACGACAATTTGAGTAAATGATTTAAAATTCAATTTTAAAACTTTATCTTCAAGATACTTCTGATAATCTGTACTCTTTGCATCTTGGTTGATTATTTTACCATTGTGGTAGATTTCAAATAAAGCTGGTTTAATACCACGCCTTACTTTCCATTTACTTTTACCAATGTTAAACTCAATCTCTGTAACTAAATCTTTTTCATTGACAGAGTTCATCAACTGGCCTTTATTAATCCTTTTAAAAGGCTTTCCAAATAAAGAAAAGGTGATGGCATCAATTAATGTCGATTTACCAGCACCATTTTTACCAACGATTAATGTCATTGGTTCTTTATCTAATTGTACCTCTAAAAATTGATTACCAGTCGATAGAAAATTCTTCCATCTAACAGTTTTTAATACAATCATTATTCATCCATGTTAAGGGCTTCATCATAAATAACTTTTAATAATTTTTTTACTTTAACCTTTTCTTCACTCTTATTTTCAGACATACCATCAACATACTCATCTAAGAAATCTGAAGTATTACTTATTTCAACATCATCATCTTCATCTTCACTATATCTAGCACTATACTCTGACAAATCTTCAAGTATAGTTAAATCAGCTAATTCTGATTCATATAACTTATCCACAAAATTCTCATAATTATTTGTGTTATTCTTATTTTCTACAATCAGTTTAACTATCTTATTCTTATAATAACCAGTATCTATTGTATCATAATCTGTATTTTCATCATCATAATATATTTTTTCAAACAACCTAAACTTATTACGAATAAACTCTATTTCTCTGATTTCTGTATCTAATACATGAAACCCTCTAGGATCATCATAATCATTCCATGTAATTTCGTATGGAGCTCCAAGATAATGAATGTTATCTTTACTTGACTTATGATGATAATGACCAGAACATACTATCTCATATCCTTTAAATATATCTTTTGCAATACCATCCTCTGCATTATATCCTTTATACATGGCAAATCCAGCAACTTCTAAATGTCCAAGAGCAATTTGTGATTTAGAATTTTTGATAAAATACATTGTCTTATCATAATTTTCTGAATTTATCCAAGGTATTAAATCAATAAGTGTTCCATCAAGGCATATCGTTTCAACTTCTGGATAGACTTCAATATTATCATAATGACCATAAAGTAATTCAGAGCTATTAACAGAATTTGTATTTCTGTAATAAGTAGAATGATTGCCTACGATAGAATGTAATTTAATACCGTTTTCGTAGAATACATCAAAATAAAATTGACGTACTTTATCTAATGTATTAAAATTAACAAACTTTCTGCGATCAAAAGTATCGCCAAGATCAATAACAGTATGAATGTTATTTTCAGACAAATATGGAAAAAATTGTTCACGGTAAAACCTCTCAATGTGATTTAAAAAGTTCTGACTGTCCTGTTTTCCCCCGAAATGTTGATCTGTAATTAGAGCTACTTTCATATATCCTTTCCCATTTAAATTTACATCTTGAACATTCAAATTCTTGTAATGCGTTTCCATTTTCCAAACGACTTACTGTAAAAGAACAATGTTTAAATTTATGGTCTAATTCAAATTGTTTGCATCTTTGACATTCTTCATTAGCCATAACATGATAATCCATTAATAACTCCAAGAATTATACTATAAATTAATTAAAAATACAAGGAAAAACTTTTTATCTATAATACAACTCTAAATCAGCCTTCTTCTTCTTTTTCTTCTTTGTTGGATTTACAGCATATTTTTCATGGGTTCTTAAATAGTCCACCCATTCTTTAGTCATTTTTTTATGGCTTTCACCAGATTTACTTATTTCTTCTAATATACCTTCCCGTTCAACGAGCAGATATTTAACGTGCATTAATTTTCTTTCTTTTACTATCCTCCTAACGTAAGCATGATGAATAATTTGTGTAAAATATGAAAAAGGATTCTTCGATTTTTCTGGATTGAAATTGTGAGCATAAAGCAAACAATTCTCGATTCCATCAGAAATCAAATCATCACGGAATGTGTAATTAATAAAATTTGGACGCATGGCTAGATGTTCACAAATCTTTAGAAAACACTCACCCATATATTCAGTTGTAGGTGGATCATCATCTTCCACCTCACGAGCATCATGTACTCTTTGCTTCCATTTCTTCATTTCAGTAAAAAACTTCTCATTGTCAACATAATGTTTTTTCTTATCAGTCATTTTCCTGTACTCCCCAATCCACCTTCACCACGTTCTGAATCAGAAAGTTCAGCAACTTCTGTAATAGATGCAGTTGTTACAGGTGCAAAAACCATCTGTGCAATTCTATCACCTTTTTTAATATCATAAGGTGCGTATGCATTATTTTTTAATATAACTTTAACTTCACCACGATAACCAGAATCAATAGTGCCAGGACTATTTAAAACTTGAATACCATGTTTTGCAGCTAATCCAGACCTTGATCTTATTTGACATTCATAGCCTTCTGGAAGTTGCATATATATTCCAGTTAAAATTGCCTCCCAACAAAATGCTGGTATAGCAACATCTTCAGCTGCACAAATATCCATACCAGCATCACCTTCTTTTGCATACTTTGGTAATGGATTTTCACTTTTATTAATCATATTAACTTTCATTTTATATTCCTTTTAGTAGGGACAATTAGAACTAACATAATATATTGTCTCATGTTTTGGTAATTTTCGTTTTTTAAATAAATTTATAGCACCACATACACTACAAGTAAAATCTTCATAATATATTTTACCTGCAAATCCTTCAGAGGTCTTTTTGTGTTCCGTCTTGGTCTTGCACCTCCGACAAGACTTCATCTTCTTCGTACTCATCTTCATATTCCTCTTCTAATTGTTTTTTCTTTAAGTTATTAAATTTTTTCTTTTCAAATTTGTTTCTCACAATCTTCTTGTAAGTTTTACCCATTTTATTTTCCTTTATAAAGTTATTTCTCTAATATTATATTCAAACTTCTCATTAGTATAAGTTTTCACTCTTTCACTCCAATGTTTAATCCCATAATTTTGGTGTTTCTTCCAACTAAGATCATCAACTACATCAAACAATATAGCCTTGTTTTCTTTATCATCTAATCGTAACACCCTTCCTATGGATTGAAGATTTCTAATCTTACCTTTATATGGATGAGCAAATATTAATGATTGTAAATTTTTAATATTGACACCCGTTGACAATACTCCTGATGATGCCACAATAATAGAGTTTTCAACTTCCGTGATTTGCCTAATAGATTCTCTATCCTCTACTGAAGTTTCACCAGCTATAAAGAAAATATTTCTGTCTGTCTTTAATTTAGACTTCAATATTTTCTCTAAAACTTTACCATGCTTCTCTACATAATTAAATAAGACCAATACGTTACCTTTTCTGGCCAATGCTAATTCACATATAAATTCATTTCTTTTCGGACTTGAAACGATAAAATCTATTTCTTCTTGATATGTTGCTTTCTTTAATAACTGTTTTTCTTTATCTGTATATCCTAAAACCAAACACTCAATCTTTAAATCAGATATATGTTTATCATCCATCAATTCTTTTGAAGTAATGGCTTGATAAGTCTTTCCAAACAATCCCTCTAATACTAATTTATTAGTCTTAGAATCAGTAATTGTTCCAGTAGTTCCAAATCGGTATCTGCACGTTACCATCTTTTCCAAAATACCTTTGAGACTTTGGGCATTACATAAATGAGCTTCATCACCTATAACCATTCCAAATTTCTTGAAGTATGGGGTCCCCAAACGGAATAGGGATTGCCATGTACTTATATATATCTGTTTGTTTGTTTCTTTTTCTTTACCAGAATATATTTGGTGGCATTGTTCTTCAACATTCCAATCTTTTAGTTTTGACGAATAATCACCAAAATCATTATACATCTGTCTAACAAGATTTGTTGTTGGTACTAATATTAATATCTTATCATTCTCAATGAACCGTTGATGCCATCTAATTAATGAATATATAACCAGACTCTTTCCTGATGAAGTAGGAGACAACAACAAAGCTCTTTCTTGTTTAACACAATGAATGAATGATGAAACTTGATAATCTCTTGGAGTAATGGGAACATTCTTACAATGGAGTTTTAACGAATCAAAAAACTCTTTTATCTCCGTAACACCCATGCCCTTTAACTTTCGGGCCTCTACTATGTCGGATTGTAATTTGTAAGAATGTTTATCTGCCCATTCCTTCAAGTATGGGTATAGTCCAAGATACATTTGTCCAGTTTGAATATTAAACAAACGTATCTTACCATCCCATAGTTTCGCTTTAAACTTCGGATGAAATTGAAAGTTTGGTACTTTAAAAGAAAAATACTCATTCAATTCATACGCAACGTGTCTCTCACAAGATACTTGTAAGAAAGTTTCATTCAGTTTTCCAACCACAATCATCCAAGCTCACCATTCAAAAATTTTTTCCATTTTATTGCATTACCAACACTAAAAGAATGACCCACAATACTTTTAACTATCTCTGTTATTAAATTAAGTTTTTCTTCTTGAGCTCTAACTTTTAAATGAAGTGCATTTAAATCTGTATCGGCATCAAGGAACTTATCAACATCTGCTTTTAATATATTTAAATTAAAAGGTTTTTGTTCATATACATCAGGGTCAGCTTTTCCAGTATAATATATCCATTTATCACGTTTTAAAACTTTATATTCTACTTTAAAATAATCTAATGCAAGCTTTTCATCATATATTATAGACAAATACTTTGCGTGTAATTCTGGTATAGAAAGCGAAGAGGTGTCCATATGACTTTCTTCTTTTAAGAAAGCTGCATCTTTGTTAATCATTTCTTTTAGTTCTTCAATTTTCATACTTTAAAGTATAACAAAATAATATTGGAAATACAAGGAACAAGTTAGATAATTTTGTCGATAGAAAATGAGCCAGAATAAGCAAATGTAGCATCAACTACAATCGGCTCTAATGTTGTGGCTGCAGTATCAAGCTCAATACTCCCTAATGATACAGGAAAAGCCTCTCTGAATACTACACTATAATTGGGGTTGGATTTATTGGTTTCTAGTATAAGATTCATATCTGATGTTGTTGTCTCATTCGCCGCAAAATTTAATGAGCTATCTTTTAGATTATACTGTTTATAATTATCTGGAAATCCCAAAGAAATAAGCCAATCATATATTTCTAAATAATTGGACAAATCTTCATTTACATAAAAATTCATAGTCATTTGTTCAAATGTAAGCTTATCACCAGCAAAATTAACATCTGAAAATGGTGTTGTTTGAATAGTCGCACCAAGAGTCATAGCTGGTATATTAACTCTTTGACAAAAGAAGTTTACATTAGGTAGCCTTGTAAAGTTCGTTTGAAAAGATACTACATTTAATTGATTTAATTCTTTTGGTTTTAAAGCCATTTCATATACTCTAATTAATTAGTTAATATATATATTTATAATACTTGACCCAACCCACATAGAAACAATAACACAAAAAAAAGCCCAATGCAAGGAAAAAGTTAAGAAAAAATGAATCCTCGTCTATTTTAAGACTTTTTTCTTCATGCCAAAAAAAAGGGCAGGGAACATAAGTTCCCTACCCGATTTAATAAAACTAAACTGAAATTACATCAAGTTGGCAATGCTAACTTTTCTGTAATATTGGTTTTTACCGAAATCGGTTGTACCACCAGTTGTGAAATCAATTTCGCCACCACCGTTTACGAAAGGATTTTTCACCATTCCGTAACGAGTTTTGAAACCGATTTTTGGTTGGAATGTGTTTTCACCCATCGCACGAACCATTTGTAGAGGAACGTAAGGACAGTAGAAAAGGCCTGCATCATAAGCAGATGCACCTTTGTAACCAACCAAGTAGAACTGACCAACATCAGATGTGTAGTAAGGATCAACGTAAACTTTCATTCCGTTCATTGTACCAGCAAATGTGGACATTGTATCGTCTGTGTTAAGTGCATGACCTGCTTCCAACATACCTGCCATAGCCATTGCGGATGCAACGTCAGCAGAACAGATCATAAAGTTACCTTTGCCGCGTCGTGTGTCGTGTCCGATTTCGTTACGATCACGCTCGATTTGATACATCAAACCTTTGAACTTCTCAACTGACCAACGACCGTTAGAGTCTGTGTCCAGATCAAAAGAACCAGCTGTTGTTGTATCACGCTGCGCACCAGGTTTTGCACAATAATAAATTGTGCGGACAACTTCACGGTTGATCTCTTGCAGAATTTCAGTTGACAAAATATTTGCCAATTCTGTTTCAGCATCAAGACCATGAACTGCTTTCAAGTCTTGAGCCAACTCCGTAGAGTATTCAGCTTTCAGAGCTCGAGATTTTGCAGTTACGGAAGTTTTCTCAATGGTGAAAGCCATTTCTGCGAAATGAGGACCAGTACCATCTCCGAGAGCTTCAGCATTACCTGTTGCCATACCACCGCCTGTTTTCCAGGTATCGTTAGCAGAGAAAGGATTGTTGGTATCATCCGTTGTTGTATGTGTACCAGTACCAGAATGCTCTGTATGAGATTCGTCTGCACCGGTTCCAGCTGCACCGAAAGCTTCGCCACCACTTTGATTCGTGTAACGTGCTTTCATAGCAAAGATCAATCCCGTAGGACCAGTCATAGGCTGAACACCACAAATGTCATAAGCGATCATTTGAGGCATAGAGCGTCGAACTAGACCCATCAAAATAGGATCCCAAATATCAATTCCACCGGATTTGTTAGCACCTTCGGCACCAGCAGCACCCATGAAGTTTGTAGGAGCTGCTTCGTTAAGAAACTTCTCCTGATTTTCCAACAAACGCAATGTAACATCGCGTCGATAAGAGTCTTTTATTTCTGGAAGTGCCTCATGCTCCATTACGGGCTTCCACTTCTCAGAAAGTTCTTCTGCCATATACATATTAGTTACTCCTTTAAAATTTGTTTAATTAATTTAAGTCTAAATCACTTATCCCATTATTTTTTTGATAAACTAGAAATTGCTTTTAATACACTATCCATACGCCCATCACCTTGTCCATCTACAACTGGATTGTTTGTGCCAGCAGTTTGCTTGTTATCAACAACTTCATCTTTTTTATCTGATTTGAAATAGCTATTCTTGATAGTATTCAATTTTTCTGCATATTGTTCATCAGCGTCGTAATCAACGTCCTCTACCAATTCTTTAAACTTTTCAACATCAGTATCGACCATTCCTTCTGCAACGGTCTGGAAAATAGAAGCAGCCTTATATGTATTTAATTCTTTCACGGTATCCATGTGCTTCTGGGTTTGTGTGTCTAGTTTTTCTTCAAGTTCTTTATTTTCAATTACTAGACTTTCAAAAACATCTTCTTTTTCTTCTGGAACATCAATGTAATGATCTTCCAATAGTTTTTTCAAACCAGCAACAAGGCTATCTGTAACTTCGTTACGAACACCATGTTCTACTGCCAGTTTGTTTTCTTCCATCCACTCTTTAGCAGCATAGTTGAGGTATTTATCCATATTCTCAGTCATTTCATCCTGCATAGATGTAATACGCTCGTCTTGCTCTTTCTTAGATTCTTCTCTAATCTGTTTGCGAATTTTTGCAATTTTAGATTTAACAGCAGCTTCAAAGATTGTAGCAGCTTTAGTTTTAAATTCTTCAGAAAGTTCTTCACCGTTAATCAATGCAGCAACATCTTCATCTACATTAACTTCGATTTCTTCTTTCTTAGCTTCTTCTTCTTCAGCTTCTTCCTCTTCTTCTTTTACATCATCTTCTTTATCTTCTTTCTTAGCTTCTTGTTTTGCAGATGCTTTAGAAGGTTTGGTTTTGTTTTCTGGTGCTTTCTTTGTTCCGCCTTCACCATCTTCTTCTGAATCTTCGCGACCTTCTTCATCATCAACATCAGGCAGACCTAACTCTTTATTAGCAGTTGCTCCAGCACCTTCTTCAATCTTTTTCTCAATATCACTATCTTCCATTATCTCTGCTTCTTCAACTTGTCCATTTTCTTTAGCCATTTTAATAGCTCCTTTTAAATTAAAATTAAATTATAAACCACCCATGAATTTTTTGAATAGTTCAATCTTCTTTTGTTCAAGTCTAAATTTGACAGTATCTCTAATTTCCTGTTGAATATCATATTCAACTTCACCTGTTAAAGTAAACTCTTTTCCTTCCATGATGCCATTAACAAATGCGTCAGGGGCACTTGGATCAGAAACAATATCAACGGTGGAAAGTACAAAATCATCTTGTACTTCATTCACACCCTTTTTATTTGTTTTTACAGAACCAAGCCCTCTTGAACTCACACCTAAACGAACACCAGACTCAAGAAGATTTTTTACAATCTTTCCATTCGGTGTGTCAATAATTTTTGCTTTTCCAACAAAATTTTTACCATCTTCTATTAATTCTGTGATTACATGAGAAACACGATCAAGATTAATTGTTGGCCCCATTGGATGGCCAAGTTCGCCCAATGCTCGATCTTGTTTCACAAATTTATTATTAAATTCTTTTACTTGTTTTTGAAGAACAGAAAAAGGATATACTCTGCCATTCTGATTCTTAATATCAGATTGCATAAAGATACCTTTAATATATTGTTGTTTATCTTTACCTTCAACAATATATTCTACATCACTTGTATGTTCTGTTATTAGTTTCATCTATTTCTCCTTTTTTTCAGCTTCCTTTTTCTCAGGTTCTTTTTTTTCAGTTTCGGGCTCTTTCTTTTGATGAACAACATATTTAAATGCGTTTTTAAAATCATCAATCGCAGCGTATGCTTTATCTCTCATTAAATTAGCAAAATCTGCATTAGCCCTAGAAAATTTTTTATCAAGAACATTCTGTACTATGTTGGCCTTTAGATCATCACTCATTGTCAATCCTTTCTTCTAATATAAATGAATCATCATTTATTTTTTCTCTTAATAAACTTTCATCAATCTTAAACTCAATAGAAGCTTCTAAAATTGATTTGTTAATTCTTTCAATCCCATACATATCTGTAAGTTTGAAAGCATACCGAATTGCCTCGTTTATTTTTTCTGAATCTTCCGAAACAACTTTATTCTTTAAATTATTTAAAAAACTAGATTTAGAAATACTCATTATTTATCCACCTGTATCTTGAAAATCTAATAAGTCAGGATTAATTGTTGCATCATCTGGCTCGACACCAGTTTCATCCTTAATCTGTTTATCAATCTCAGCAATTTCATCTTCAGATTGTCGGAGAACAGTTTTCCTAACCCATTCGTTAGAAAAGTATTTACCGATATATTCATCCAATGATGAAAGAACTTCCAAACGCTCTTTAAGAATTTCATTTTGTTTTAACTCTGCAAAATGTGAATCCCTAGTCCATACATATTCGATTGCATCTTTAATTTCATACCAATCATCTTCTTTGATAATTCCTTTTAGAAGAAGTTGGACTCTAAGTAAATCTGTAAATAAAGCTGAAAATCTTTGTCGTAACCTTGAAATAAATTTAGAAAATTTTACTTCATCACGATTAATCTCTGATGTTCTTCCAAGATTAAAGGCTGTTGCATCTGTGCCTTCAATTCTTGAAATTGGAATATTCAAAGATTGATAAAGCTTCTTTCTAAAATATTCTATATCTTCAATTTCACCAAGATTCTGTCCAGATGGTAATGTGTTTATTTCAGTACCTCTACCACCCTCTCGTCTTGGTAGCCAGAAATCTTCCAACATTGACATCTGTTTTTTCTGATCTTCTACTTCACCAGTAGCTGCATTATAAACAACTTTCTGTTTATATTTGTCCATAACAGAACGTAAATATTGTTCTGCTTTTAGTTTTGGTAAATTACCAACGTCTATATAAAAAATTCGTCTTTCAGGTGCCCTTGCTAATCTATATATAACAAGAGAATCCTCAATCATTCTTAATTGATTGAACGGCTTAATTGCTTTATAAAGATAACCAATAACTACTTGCTTCTGTGAATCAATCATACCAGAATGAACATAAGAAATAGCATCAAGTGATACTTTAACTTCTTCATTCATTTTACCGCCAGGTAAAAATTGGCCTGTACTTTGATCTGGTTTATAAATGAAATATTCATCTATTTCTTTTATAAACTCAACACCAGTTAAGGCATCTTTTTCTCTTTTTATTTCACGAACTTTTTTGATGTCAAGAGCATCAACTGGAATTAAAGACTTAATACCCTCTTTTGGTTTTCCTTTGTCAATAACAATATGATGGTATAGCTTACCATCAATATACCATTTTCTAAATGTATCGTATCCTGTTTTATTGAAATCTAAAAGTTTAACAAGTTTTTTGAACTCATCAGTAATCTTTTTCTTGATTGACTGTGTTTGCTCTAATTTCTCTAAAGACAGGTTTACAGAGGATTTACCAGTTTCATGTAAAACAGATTCATTTATAACATCCGTGATGGCTAAATCTACTTCTTGTGTCATTGCCATTTCACGATACTTTTGAATTAAAAGATTTTCATCTTTAGCATCAAGATCAGTATTGAGATATGTTCCTACAAATCCCCCGCCCTCGACATAAGTAATTGCACCATCATCATTCTCGGGTGTTACAAATGTTTTTTCTGTTTTCTTTTTGGAAACTGAAAATCCAAATAAGTCAAATGCCATATTATCATCCTTTGTTCATTATGAAAAATAAAGGGGAGCGAACTCCCCTTCATCAAATTTATTGTTATGCTCCAAATCCAGTATTACCAGATACATTAACACCACCTGGAAGATTCATATTAAAACCAATATCAACCGAGCTATTGCCACCATTTCCTGTAATTGTAGGCAAGGCAGTATTACGCCAGTTATTAATAGCAAATGTTACCTGAAATTCCTCAGGTGTGTCATTTGTACCAAAATCCAGATCAATAGCAGCTAGATTTGTTGGATATATACCTTCAACTTGATAGAGAGCTAATGTCCTACCATTTTGATCTAATTGTTCAACACGCCCTGTACCATATACTGCATTAGACGCAACATTACTACCAATATTGGTATGACCAGAAATAGCCTGCATCCAGCGTTCAAAGGTAGAACGAACAGCCCAACTACCATCTGAAAAACAAGTTACTGTCCAATCTTCAAAAGTCCTGTCGCCAGGTACTTTCAGTTGACGGCCACGATATGGAACATCCATATTACCAATGGTAGAAGCAGGAATACTTGTTGCTTTTCCCAAAAATTCTAGTGGAATACCACCTACAGGAGAACCTAGAATACTGACCCTAAACTGATTTGGTCTTACTCCACCTTTAAAATTCTTTGCAAAATTTGAAATGTTACTCATTTTTTGTTACTCCTTTATTGTTTAATGTATTTATAAGTCTTAACCACCGATTTCTGAAAATTCTACATCAGTTCTTGCGGCAATAAAATTCAACTGAATGAAGTTGATAGAACGATTTGGCTTAATATAAATATCGCCAACAAATTGATTCGTATCAATAATTTGGCCAGTATTATTTGTGCTATCACAAACTACTTTAAAGTCTGTAATACCTCTTCGGCCTTCTACTTCACTCAAGAAAGGTGTAACAACACTAACAAATTGAGCTCTTGTAAACTCATCATTAAACTCAAACATGAATGCTTTAGCTGCAGTAGCAATTGCTTTTTCAAGAACGATAAACAATCTTCGTACATTGATTCGATCAAAAGCACTTGGAACTACTTGCATGGTTTTATCACCAAACAAAACAGTACCTACAGCTGGTTGAGTTACAACCGGATTTGTTCCAATTTTATATAGAGTATCACGTTCTGCTTTTCGACATTCCCAACTTGGTCGTACAACATTTTTAATTGTTCCTCTGTTAAGACCAGCGGGTGAAAACCAAGGATCATTTGTGAAGTCTGTTCTTGCACAAAGACCAGCAATATCAGCATTCATTGGTGTATAGATGAAGTTATCTCGATAGCGATCATATTGATATTTCCATGCACTATCCATAACTGCATAACTAGATGAACCCAATGCTGTATTATCAGTTGTAATAGAATTAACGATAACTGCTCTATCAGCCTGTCCTACAACACTTGTTTTTGCTGGTGAAAAGAAGCCAACACAATCTTTTCTAGCTGCAACAACATTGTCGATAACATTTTTACCATTTAGAGGTAAAATAGGTCCACCAATAACTAATGTTACATCAACAACTTCAGGATCAGAATAAAAGTTATATCCTAATTCTCTAGTACCGGCTGAAATATTTGTACCAACTACTCCACCAGTCATTGACCCACCGGGTGTCATTTCTGCTGGTGTTGCACTATTCAATGATTTGAATACTGCTCCAGCTTTTAATGCACCAGCATCAACTTCACTACCTGCATCAGTTGATGATGCTGTTAATTGTCCTACAGCTCCCAACCAAACATAACGTGATTCGTTTCGTAGAACATTCTCAATGTAGTTACTTGAACCATCAAATTTCAAAGCATCTCTTGCTTTACTAACGTATGCGTGAACTTCAAGAATTTCACCTGCTTCACCAGTAAACTGACCATCTTCGTCAATTACTAAAACGTGCATTTCGTCATTACCAGTTGTAGCACCACCATTAGCTTTGATTACGTCTTGTGATGTACCGGGTGCGCCATTAAAGTTGGCTAGAAATAATTTTTGATCTGCTGTTGCTCCTGCTCCCTGTGCTACTGCATTGGCCCATCCAGCAGAGTCAATAACAATACATTTTAGGCTGTTACCTAAAGATCCGGGATATTTAGCAATGAATAATTGATCGGAAAAAGCACCTTTATCACTTTCCCAATCATCATCATTTTTAACTTGAGTAGCTGTACCTGCATCAACATCACCAACAACGGCGTTGCGTGCATCGGCTTCAACCATTCTTACTACGAGCAAATTATCAGAGTATGCAAGATAGTTTGCACAAGACCAAAAATCTTCAAATGTATTTTCGTCTGGTTTAAAAAATCTTTCTACTAAATCGTTTTCTGAAACTACTAATGTTCTTTGTTCTACGGGACCCCATTGAAATTGACCTGCATATGCACCAATACTAGTTGATACATTAGGCACGACATTAGTTAAATCAATCTCGCTGACGTTTACGCCCGGACTTACTTGAAATGGCATTTGTTATCTCCTTTACAATTAATTACATTTTTTATATTAATATATTTTCATCAATTGCTCAATAATCTATTTTTAAAGAACTGTTTTCCAAACTGTCCCATCAGAATCAATTTCAAATTCATCTTGATTCAAACCATTATCAATAACTCCAAATGGTGTCGTTAAATCTTCTAACTGGTTTAATTGGTTTTGGTATAAATTATCTCTTATATTTTGTTGGCTTAAATCTTTAAAATACTGTTGATCTATTAGCCATGCAAACAACACCAATGTTATAACTAAATCATCATGTGTTCCTTCTTCGCCTGAGTAGGACTCACCCGTAGAAATAAATGTTGTTAATTCTGATATAATATCGTAGTCATTGAACAAGAGCTTATTTTCTTCAATCAAAGATTTCAGATTAGAACAACCAATCTTTTTCATTGTCTTTGTTGTTCTAACACCAAAAGCTGATTCTTTTCTTGCTCCACTACTTAGCTGTTGACCATGCCTTCCATACCATGATGTTGAATATAAATGCTCATACTCTAAATCATGGTGTAAAACATCTGCAACCTGTGAACCAATGTCATTTATTTCTACTAAAATATACGCATAATTATATCTCTTTCCAATAGTATTTATAATATTTGGGAAGTGTAGGGGTGCCACCGTGTTATTTCTGTACTTTGCTACTACTTTATATGGAATTTCTGTTATATCAAACACCGAAAACGCCGAATAATCGTTTCCTTGACCCCTTGCAACATCTACTGTTATGGTATAAGTACGCTCAGGATTTGGCTCTTCGTGAACATCTAAACCATCTTTTGAGAATATTGGGTCATTATATGATAGCTCTTGGAGCTTCTCGGTCGAAACAAGTGTGTTAGTTGACCCCAAAAACTCAGCTTCATACTCTTGCCTGAAAGAATCTTCACCGATTGTCGATACAATTCTTTTATGCCATTCTTCATCACGGCCTGGCACATTTGACCAATGTACTCTAAATGGATAGAATGTATTATTTCCATTTTCAGCATCATTCCAAAACTTGTAAAACAAGTTAAATCCATTTGGAGTAGATACTATAATAACTTTTGTTTCTTTACCAGACGAAATCGTAGGATAAACTGAACGAATAAACTCATTTGCAATATGCCTTTGAACGTGAGCAAATTCATCAAGTAGAATACAAGAAAATGAAAATCCACGAATTGCACTTGAAGATGTGGAAGAAGCTATAACTTTACTTCCATTCTCAAGTTCCATAGAACCCTTATTCCATTCTCTTAATCCTTGCTGTAAAAACTTTGGAAGATGTTGGTAGGATGTTTGAACCCGACTAAGAATTTCCCGAGCTGTGATGGCTTTATTCGCTAGAATGCCAACAATTTTTTCTTCGTTAAAAAGAATATAATGTAATAACCAACCGATAGTTGTAGTTGTTTTACCAACCTGCCTACCAGTTTTTACGATAACATTTCTGTTTTCAGTTATAGCGTCAACTAGTTTTTTCTGAAAATCATACATCTTAAAAGGCACAAGGCCTTCGTCAACGTGTACGATCTTCACATAACTTTCTAAAAAATAAATTGGGTCATTAGCACATTTAATATACTCCTCAATTTCTTCTTTAGTAAAATCATGTTTTACGCCTAAACCTTTTAGAAGGTTATTCCCTAAATAGGTATCGTCTGCCATATCATTTTTTCTTTTTTAACTCAAGAAGTTTTTGAAGTTCGGAAGTGCTACCAATGAAAAGATTATTTTCATTCTTCGTGGGTTTATTTGTTCCTTCAACTTCTTTCTTGGTTTTTTGTAATACCAAAAGCTCTTTAGTAGTTGCAGCTAAAGAGTTTATAAGTTGGGTTGCAACCTCAAATGCTCTAGGCTGTTCACCCTCTTTCGCAATATCTAACAAACTTTCTAATGCAGTATTACCCTTTTCAATCAAAGCGTGATATTGATCTCTTGAAAACTCATAATCATCAACTACATCATCTTTTTTTTCAGCTTCAATATGTTGATTCAACTCTGGTTCTTCAATATCAATAATATCATCTGCAATATCTAATATATCATTTAATTTTTTTACTGTTTCTTTCTTCATACATTCTCATCTATTGTTATCGTAAATCCTGGGTTATCATCAGGATCAGCAGTAGCGTCTTTAGGAACAACATTAATATTAGCATCATTATCAATAAAATTTTCATCTGTTGTTGCATTTACATCTACTTCTTTGATAATACCCTGATCTTTAGTTGGGCCATATAAGTATGCTTGAACAGTAAAAGATAAAGTATGAACTAAAGACCTTCTAGTAAGAAAGTCTCCTTCATAATCATCTTCTGTTGACATACTATTAAACACAATAGGTATATCTCTTTTAATACCCAATGTTTTCATTTCGTTCATTGTTACTTGAAACTCTGGTGTAAAATATGGTAAAATCTGTTCAAGTATTTGTGAACCATCATCACTATTCAAAACCATAATAGAAAGATCAATTTCAAAATTATATGGAACTGGTGTATAAGCTGTATTTAATGTTGTGGTATCTGCATCAACATTAACTGTTGCTTTTGCATCTGATGGTTTATCATTACCAACTGGTTTTATTGTAACATTAGGAACAAAAGTATAACCAGCACCTACATCAACAAGTGTAATACTTACAACTTTACCAGCATCTGAACCCGTACCAAGAGTAGCAGTTGCAGTAGCCTGTGTTCCACCAGCAGCTGGTGCTTCTATTTCAACTGTTGGTATATTATTATATCCAGCACCATTATCTGTAACTGTTATACTATCTATTGGCCCGAGAAATTTTACTTCTCTTATTTTCTTAGTTGTCTGTAATTTTCTTGTTGGATCATAATTCATTGTCATTATTTCAAAAGACATTCTAGGTAATACCATTCCCATTGTATCTCTTGTTTCTACTGCATCCATTCCTGTTGCTTCAACTTGAATAGGGCCTTGATCCAATTTTGTTAAATACTTTTGTGCGGGGCCATACGCAATAGGTACTTTCAACCTACTCTGAACCGTACCAGCTCTAGTTCTTCTTATTTCTATATCATTAAATATTGTTCCAAATAAGATAACAATATTTCTGATATTTTTATTGTAAAAATATTTACCAAACATTAAAGATCCCCTTCACTCCATGGGTCCATTTCACTAAAGTCTAATATGTTATCACCCTCTGTTTCAAGAATTTCATTATCATCATATTCAGATGATTCGATAACTTGATCGTCCTCAGCTATAATAGTATTTGTATGTTCACTTCCTACTTGCGGATGAAGTAGAGGCTGTGGTGTAAGACCCTGGCCATTAATAGTTTCACCAGTTTGAAACAAACCTGAAACACGATAAAGATGTAATACATTTCCACTTTGAGAAGCAACTTTTCCAGTAGCTCCAGATGTTGCACCTCTAACTGTTTCACTAATTATAAATTGATCGTTAGCATTAAATTGTGTTCCAACTGTAAATTTTCTTGTTATTGAATTTTCACGTTCAATCTTATTAAACATTACACCCATTTCTTGTTGTGGAACATCAAATATTTGATTATTATATCTAAACAATTCACAAGTCATTTCAAAAACGTGATTTTTTCCTAACTGATAAAATGGTTTTTCGTGTTCAACAAATTTAATTTCAAATAAACCTTTACCTAATGGAAGATAAATTAAATCACCTTCTCTAGGTGTTCCTATTTTAACTTCATCAACAAATCTTTCACGATTTGCAATTAAAATTAATTCATCTACAACATCAAGGCCAAATTTTGAAACTAGATCCCCAGCACCCTCAAAGCCTTCAGGCGTGTTTATATACATTTCAACTTTTCTAGCATTTAGAAATCTTGCTGTTGGCTCTTCATTATAAATTGTATCTTTAAGATTAGAATTTTCTCTAATAACATAATAGACTTCAAGACCATTGATCTCTATTACTTCTCTTGTTAGATCATTGATTAATTCCTGTTGAACCATAGAATTAAAATTTCTAAAGTAATTATTAACTGGCATATTAACCTACATATCCGTCTGCTGGAAGTTCATATTTAAGACTTACTTCTTCTTCAATCTGTCTTATTTCTTCGATTGCTTCATCATAAATAGTTTTACCATCAAGTGTAATACCACCTGGCAAAACGACGCCTTGATATTTTTTAAGATTCTCGCCCCATTGACGCTTTATTAAAGAAGTAGCATATCTCTTTAAAAACATATCATTCCAGACTTGTGGGAATGTTGATGGATCAAGAATTTTATAAGCTTCTACTATTAGAATATCATCTACTTTAAATTTTTCTACCCAATTAGTTTCTAAATAAACTCTATCTTGTTTTCTATTAAACATCATAATTGGAGCAATAGAAAACAGCTCTTCAATTAAAGAAAAATTGCTTAATGTCATACTCCATTGAACAAGAGATGAGCCAGAAAAATTGTTTAAATCATTTAGTCTTAACTGATATTCTTCATTAAAGAAACCACCTTGAAATGAATCAAAACTAGGAATAGGCAATACTCTAACTACACTAATAATAGAGTTATCAGTAGAAATATACTCATTATCAATATCAGTTTGAGTTATTATATGCTTAGTAAAAACTTTTTCAACACCGTCAAAATGGTATTCTTGAAAAAACTCTAAAGCATCATCTACTCTTTCGTCTAGCTGATCTTCGTCAACATTGATTTCAATTACAGGCTGTCCCAATCTACGCAAACAATAGTCTATAAGTCCTTGCCTTGATGTTACACTAGCCATACTATTTTCCTTTTTATTGTGGGGTAATTCCCATCGTTTCAACTTGTTTTAAGATATTTTCTCTATCTTCATTAGCAACAAGTAATTGAGCTTCTAATTGTACCATCTTTCCGTTAAGTTCGTTTACTTTTCCTTGAAGAACATTAATAATTTTTTGTGCATAATTTAATTGTCCTTGTAACTGTTCTCTTGTTACTTCTGGATCAAT